CGCTCCTGCCGCTCCTGCCGCTCCTGCCGCTCCTGCCGCTCCTGCCGCTCCTGCCGCTCCTGCCGCTCCTGCCGCTCCTGCCGCTCCGGTCGTACCGCAAGCCCCAGTTATCCCTGCGCAACAAGTGGTACAAGCACCGGCTGCCCCAGCCGCCCCAGCCGAAGCTGCTGCGAACTTCTTGAGTGGTAATACCGCTATCCCTGCGCAACCATCCGCAGAAGCCGTAGCCCAACTGGTACAACAGTCCGCAGCGATTATTCAAGGCAATTAACCCAACAGGGGGCGCAAGCCCCCTACTTAGATAAGGAAACATACCATGTCTGAAAAACAACATCTGCTCGCCCCACTGACCGACAGCCGTGAGCCAGCCCGCTTCACGCAGGTCGAAGCCAAGACCTACGAATGTATTACCGACGACACGCTTCCTGAATGGCAACGTGAGTTCGCAAAATGGACTTGGTACACCCAAGCCCCAATGAGTGTATGGAGTCAGTATGTCGGTGTAGCCGGTCCGGTTGCGACCAAAATCGTCCACGGTGGTAAGGTCAATCTCGAAGATGAAACCATCGAAGTCATCAAAAAAATCACTGCCGCGCTTACCCACTTGTTTAACAACGGTGTTTTGCCATGTTCCGACCGTAAGGCGTTCGCCGGTATTTTGAAAGTTGGTATGGATGCGATAGACTGGCAGAATTTTTACGCTTGGCATCAAGCGCAACAGCAACAAATACAGCAGATTGTAGAGGGCGCATAACCGCTATCGCGGTAGGAGCGGAAAATGTACTACCAATTTTTACAAACAGTTGTCAGCCCTAATGGTTGGAACTGCATTACGGAAATCCACCCGCGTCAGGACGACCCCAGTCGGACGTGGGCGCGAAATAACCCGATACAGTTTAGTAACGCGGAAGCCACAGACCGATTTATTCAAGGACTTCAGCAACGCGCCGTCGAGACCTACTTCGGCTTGGCGAGCTACGCACAAGTACCTGCGGATGGTAAAGGCTTCCGCGCACAGACCAACGTGCTGGCGTTGCGCTCATTTTGGTTGGACATTGACGCTGGCGCATCCAAGTACGCCAAGCATGGCGACACTGTGTACCCCACACAGGCGGCGGCACTGGAAGCGTTGAACGACGAGATAGCCAAAGGGGTTCTACCAAAACCAACCTATGTGGTATCAAGCGGCGAGGGGCTTCATGTGTATTGGTGTGCAACCGAGGACATCGCCCCTGCCGAGTGGCTGCCTGCTGCGGATAAGCTGGGACAGTATTGCAAGTCGGTCGGCCTGCGCGTGGATGGCTCACGCACGACGGACACGGCGAGCGTATTGAGACCAGTTGGTACGGTGCATTTCAAATCCGGTAATCCTGTTGCCATCTCCAGCGTGGGGAATCTGTTTACCAAACAGCAACTGCTGTCGCAGTTCTCCGCGCTTCCTGTTGCGAACACCCTGCGTGGTATGCAACAGTCGTACAACCCGCTTGCCGGTCTCGGTGCGCCGCCTACGGCTATGCCTGCCGGTATGTCGTCATCGATGGACGGCTTCGCAGAATACAAGCCTGCCAGCTTCGGTAAGATTATCGACAGGCAGAAGTACGAGCGCACAGGCTGCGCCCAGTTGTTGTGGGCGTATGAGAACCAGCAGGACGCTGACGAGCCGACATGGTTCGGCGCGTTGTCCGTGGCACAGTTCTGTGTGACCGACCGTGAGGAATGGATACACAAATTAAGCCACCTGCACCCAAGCTACACGCGTGGCGAGACGGAGGCGAAAGCAGCACAAGCCAAAGGCCCACGCAGTTGCGCCAGCTTCGAGGCCAACAAGCCCGACCTGTGCAAAGGCTGTCCCCACTATGGCAAGATTACCAACCCTATCGTGTTGGGTTACGAGCCGCAGAACCGTCCGACCATCGTCATCACGCCGGTCAGTTCCGACCATACGCAGACCGATACGTTCCTCGTTCCGGAGTTACCGTGGGGTTTCTATCGCGGACAGGATGGCGGTGTGTACACCGACATTCCGAAAATCGGACCGGATGGCAAGAAGTCTAAGGACGAGATGGTTGCATTCGAGGTCTGTCGTCAAGACACCTACATCTTCGAGCGTGTCCGCGATGGCAGCAACAAACAGTTGTATCTGTGTCGTTACCACTCGCCGCACGACGGCGTGGTGGAGTTCCAACTGGACAACACCAACATCAACTCGCAAAAAGAGTTCAAAGACACCATCACAGGCGCAGGTCTGCCGATTGATGGTACAGAGCAATGGAAACAACTTATGAGCTTTTTCAACCGTTCGCGCACGAAGATGATTAACTCTCGTGCGGCTGTGACCGCCGTGTCGCAGATGGGTTGGCAGGAGAACGGCAAGGACTTCGTACTGGGCGACGTGGTTATCACACGCACCGGCACACGGCCTGCGCCGTTGGGCGACAGGGAAGTTGCGCGTAAACACGCTAAGGCGTTCAAACCGTCCATGACCGGCGATGCCGCCGATGCACAACTGAGCCTGTGGCGTTCTATCCTTGCCGAGATGTATGGTAGCAAGCAGGCAGTTGCCAACCAGTTCGTTATCGCTTCCGCGCTCGGTGCGCCGTTCAGTGCGAAGTACGCGCTGGAGAGTCATGCAGGCGGCATTATCAGCCTAAGCTCTTCCGGTTCAGGTCGTGGTAAGACATTTACCTGTCAGACTGCGCTGCGTGTGTTCGGCGACCCATCGGCTGTTACGTTCAGTAGCAAAGATGGCACGACCATTGCCGGTTTGATGACTAACTTAGGTTATCTGAACAGCCTACCACTGCTGCGTGACGAAGTAACCGAGATGACACCTGAAGAAATCGTGAATATGGTTTACGACAGTACCCGTCTCGGCGACAAGGAACGCGCTCAAGGCAGCGACAACGACATCCGAGGCAACCGCAACACATGGCGCACGTTCTTCTATGCCACCGCCAACACCAGCCTGTATGACATGGTATCGCAAGGACGGGACGTGGCCGACGGCCCAACCCGTCGTATCACGGAAATCAACATACCCGAACTGGACTACCTGCGCGACAGCGACCACGCCCGACGGCTTGCACAACAACTGCATACCATCAAAGGTGTGGCAGGCTACCGCCTTATCGAGTGGCTCGTGAACAATGACGAGGCTGCACGACAGCTATGGGACAACGTGTTGTCGTACTTCATCAAGCAGCACAACGTGACGAACGAGGAACGCTACTGGGTCAACCACTTGGTATCAGGATGCGTTGGGGCTATTATCGGCGACCAGCTTGGTCTGTTGCCGTTCGAGCCGTCAGCCATCGTCGCTTACGCCGGCGAGCTGCTTGGGCAACTCCGCGCCCGTGTCGGCTACCGCGTGTTAGACCAGCAGGATTACTTGGCACAGTTCTTCGTGGACAACTCCGACCACACGCTCGTGATAGGAGCGGCGATGGAGGACGACTTCACACTGACCGTAGCCGAGATGCCGCGCAAGAGCGTGTACATCCGCACCGAGCCTGCCAACGGCATGGTCTATATCAACCCGTGGCTTATCAAGTCGTGGTGCGCCCAACGGCGCGTCGTGCTGGCCGACTTCGAGTACCAGCTTATCAAGCGTGGTGGTAAGCCTAAGCAAGAGAAACGTATGTTGGCGAATACCGCCCATGCAGTAACCACTGACCCGCAGAAAGTGTGGGCAGTACCCATAACCACAGGAGAATCATAATGACACTTATTGTTTATAAGAACGGCGAGCTTGCAGCCGACAACGGCTGCACCCGCAATGACAGTAGAGAGCGATACAGCAAGATTCGTGTCATGCGCGACGGCGACCGCACCCTAACCATCGGGTACAGTGGCAACATCGATGCCGTCACGCGCCACTGGCGTGAAGTGGTAAAACGTATCGAGACGTGTACCTCGTTCATCGACGATTATCCGAAGATGAACACCGCCGGTATCGCAGTGGTAGCCCCTGACGAGCCTACCGAGGACGACCCAATCACAGTGTTCTCATTCAACTGCTTCGACCATACCACGGGTAACGGTGCATGGGTACTGGAGGAGGGCAACATGGTATGCGAGGGCGCGGACTTCGCTGTATGCTCGGCACTGGCTATCAACCATGTTGCTCCCCACCTGTCTGCGGCGCAAATCATTAAGCGCGTCGCGGAAGTAAACTCCTCTGCCGATACCCGCTTCGGCGTGAACCGTGTTGCGGTTGTTAACCCCGATGGCAATATGCCATCGACCGAGTTCTAAGGTGTAACCATGAATAAATTTACCACCTCTATCGTCCGCTTGGACTACGACGAGCCTGTTGCGCTGTCCGACGTGCTGCGCGTGTCGGCGGCTGACCCTTTGCTCAAAGACTTCGCCGGTGTTTGTGGTATCACACACGGCGTGGTGCAACCCAACCAGTATGGTATCCGTTTGCGCGTCGGCAAGCACGTCCTGCCTAAAGGGGCAGTGATGGCAGAAGTCGAACGCCTGCAAGCCGAAGATACCCGTGAGACATCGTTCCGCGAACTTAAAGAAATCGCGCTGGAGAACGTCAAGGCGCGTACACCTATCTCGTACTACCACTACAACTTCCTGTTGTTCCGTACCAAGCACCGTCCGGAAAGCGTGTATATCGCAGGCTTTGGTCTGACCGACAAGAAGATGCTTGAGTGGCTTCCGCTGGCAGAGGGCAAGCGCACCATCACACTGATGAACCGACCTATCAGTTATATCCTCGAAGCAGCTAAGTTCGGCGAGCCTGATATTGATGGCTACATCTTGGGCGAGCGTCGTAAGTTCGTGAACAAGGAACTGGGTGTGTCGGCGAGCGGCGTTGTTGTGAATCCCGTAGCACTGGTCTCCGCGCTCGGCGAGAACACAGTATGCACCGCAGTGGACATCGAGTTGGATGTCGGCTTGGAAGTACAGGTCTGTACCAGCAGCCACACCCTGACGGTGTACTACGAGGGCGAGGGAGAGTTATCACGCTTCGACCTGTCGCGCGACCCTGACGACGTGGCGGCGGATATGGTAATGTACGCGGGTATTTTGGAAACCATCGTAGAGAAAATGGAAAGCCTCTAATATGAAAACAATTACTCTGAATCTCATTACGGGTGGGATGGTGGATGTAGATGTTGACGCAATCCAGCACGTCCAAGCGGAAGCCAAAGGAAGCACCGTCGTGGTGCAAAACGAGGGCGAGCCGCCGCAGTCATACCATGTGTATGAGTCAATCAGCCGTCTGCGCTCATTGATGAAATAAAACAAAAGCCCCTACGATGTAGGGGCTTTCTCTGTCGGGTTACGCTTAATCAGCTTTCATCAAGTAACCCAACGTAACACCGGCGAGCGATTGTACTTCTTCGCCACGCAGTGTTTCATTCAAAGCGTCCTTAGCCAGCAGTTCGGTCAGAGGCGCGTCAACAGTAGTGTCGTCAGACAACTTCAACTTCAAAGTCTTAGTCTTCTTGTCGTACTCAGCACCGGCCAAGTGTACGTCCACGGTAGCCGCAGCAGGAGGGGCTACGAACAAACCCTCTTCAGTCGCTTGGATAGCATTACCGGCAGCAGCGGATACTTTGGCAACCAGCTTGTTGCCCTCAATCGCCAAGCCTTTGCCGATGTCGTTTTCGGTTACAATTCTTGCCATGATTCAATTTCCTTTTTGTTTACAAATGGTCGAGAGCTGTGAGTGAGCTTCGGATATGGGCGTTAGGTAGTGCATCAATACGGAACATACCGCCGGCGTAATTTAAACCATCCAGCAGTGCTGGTTGGCGGTTTAGCGTAGCCATATACTCCATCACGTCCGCACTCGTGCCGAACTGCACAAGCATAGACGTGTCCAATGGTTCACGGTACACCTTATCCGCACGAAGTGTATGCACACCCTCGTCATCAACGGCCACATGAGTGAAGTGGTACACGTTGTTATCGCCGAGCATAACGTAGATGCCGTTGTTCAAGTCAGCACCATTGTACAGTTCGTTTTGGTTAAAGTTGTCGCCCTTGCCGTCGCGTGGACGGATTTTGAGTTCGGGATTACCGGCGTAATCTGACGGGATAGTCAGTTCGATAAAGCCGTTGCGCTCAACCGGCGCAGGTTCAGGTGTAGGTTCAACAGGCGCGAACATATCATCTACTAAACCGTAGTGTTTACCATCAACACCTTTGTAGCCGATGCACACGGCCTCGACGTTGGCGTTGAGGGGTTTGGCGAAAATCAATTCCGCAACTTCCGCGATAGGCACAGCCTTGCGCGTAGCCACATCGAATTGCAAAGCAGATACAATCTTAGGCTCGCTTGGGTTGGTCTCGTCAACTTTGACGGTAGTGCCGTCGAGGTCGATGACTTGGATAATTTGCATACGTTGTTCTCCAATAATGTTTAGGCAAAGAAGCCCACTAAGTCCACGACGATACGCTTGCCAACCGGAATACCGCTGATATACACCTCGCGCGTACCGGCATTAACCCACACCGAGCCGAACGTCTCGCCGACGTATTGACCTGATTCAATCAAACTAAGCGGAACAGGCGCGTCAGCAGGCAGTCGGGCGATGACACCATTGGTAGTCGCAGTAGCCAGCTTACCGTCGATATGTATGATACCCATACCGTCCAACACTTGCAAATACAAACGGTTGTTCGCGTCGGTTGTTCTACCAATGTGGTCTGTAAAGCGGGAGGCATTCTCGTATGTCAACCTGTACTTCTTCAACTCTTTCTTCACACGAACCTTATTACGCTCGATAAGGAAGTCGTCCGTGTGCAAGTCCTCCGGTCGAATAATCTTCATACCATCTCCTAAGTTAAACCCCTCTACCGAAGTAGAGAGGTTATTCCGGTATTAAACGGCCGCCTAATTAATAACCAATAGCAAGCCAAGAAGTCTCACCCATTACTACGCCATTTTCGGTAGTACCAATACTACAACCTGTGTTATCGATACCGCCAACGTGAGCAGATACTACTAAATTACCTGTGATACCGCTATTTACAATAGGAGTAGCGTGGACAGCAACACAAGCATTAGGGAACGGAATAGGAAACTCAATACGTTTATATTGGTCGCCATACTCTGTTACGCGCCCCCATTGGAAGATGATACCACTGGCAAATTTTTGATAACCACTACCTTTGCTATCGCCCGCTTCCCCTTGACTTCCGCCCTCTGAGATAAGTTCTTCAAGAGAAATGGTAGATACGGTTTGGTTATTACCGTCTTTGAGTAAGATATTCTTACCTTCGATAGCACCACTTTGTACACCAGGTTTAGGGTTCTCCAGTCTCAGACCAGCGTCATCTTGCACCAAACCGGAATCAGTAGCCAGTTTAACGCTTAATGGGTTAGCCTCAGTCCCATCGCCTTGCAAGCCAGTACCGGCAACCACAGGCAATAGGTCGGATACGTTGACATCGAAAGTCGTATCGGCTTCGCCGGTAGCGGAGGTCGTGAACGCCAACGTCTTAGTCGCATTGTCATACTGCACTTTGGACAGGAAGCGGTCGGCTTTGCTGGCAGGAATCAGGCTTGCCAAGTTCACATCGTGGGTAGCACCTGCGGTGTCAGTAAAGCGCAGGGTAGAACCATTCAGTTTCGCGTCCTTGTATGTCACAGGCGCTTCAGGCATAGCGTCCAGCTCTACAGTGTGGGTATTACCAGCGGTGTCAGTGAACGTCAGGGTAGTGCCGTTACGCGCTACGGATTTGAGTGCCACAGGCGCGGTGTACAGCTTGGACAGGTCGATGGTTTTAGACTGCCCGTTACCCAAAGTAACACGGATACCGGTTGCAGTGCCGGCTATGTCGGACACGCCGTCGAACGCTGGAATAATGTCCGCCAAGTTGATGGTAGTAGTATTACCTTTGTTGTCGGCGAAGTTCAGCTTAGAGCCATCACGCGCAACAGAGACCAAAGCGGCCAGGTCCGGAATCATGTCGGTCAGGTCGATGGTAGTCTGTCTGCCCTTAGTGTCGGCGAAAGTCAACACTGCGCCAGTGCGCTCAACAGAAGCCAAAGCGGTCAGGTCAGGAATTAGGCTCGTCAGGTCGAGGTCTTTAGTCTGACCGTCACTCATGGTAATACGAATACCGGCGGTAGTTACCGCCATGTCAGTCACGCCGTTGAATGCGGGAATCAGGTCGGCCAAGTCCAGCGTAGTTACCACACCTTTGTTGTCCGTGAAGTTCAGTTTAGTACCACTGCGTTCGGCGGAGACCAAAGCTTTTACGTCAGGCAGAAGCTCGGTCAGGTCGATGGTGGTCTGTTTACCCTTGGTGTCAGAGAACGTCAGCACCGCACCGGTACGGGTAACAGAAGCCAACGCTTCGGGTGTATCGCAACAGCCGGTGTTGCAATCCAAGATACGATGGTATCCCATATGTTTATCTCCTAGTTAATTTCTTGATTACCCAAGCTAATCAGCTTAGGACAGTCACAGCCAGTACCACCGCCTTGGTTAGTACCCTCTGCCTCGCCGGTAGTGTACGACAGGTAAGTTACCACACCTGCGCCCATACCGTAGCCCACGACAGCCCCGTCGCGGTACACCGGCACGTTATGCTCGGAAGCCGACGCAGGGTACAGCCAAGCCAAGACAGAGCCATCCTTATCGAAATAAGGCACGGTAGCCGCAGGGTCGCGTGTGTCGTTAGGATGGTAGCCAACCGCCGCCTGCTGCGCAGTACGACAGTCGTTGGCCTCGAATACCAACAGGGCAGTAGCATGGTAACGCTTCGCAGATACTTTCGGCAACTTAGGCTCAGGCACTTCAGGTAGTGCAGGTAGCTCTACCATCAACTCCGTCTTGTCCGACAGCGTGAGCTTCAGTGTGCGGCCATCAAGCTCGAACTTGGTCACGGTGGTATCCGTAACGGCCTCACACTGGGGAATCTTACGCTGTGCCGGTAACGGCTTGTCGTTGCAGTCAAGCAGCCCGCCTTGCAGAGTACCATCTTTGAGCAGTTGGGACACTACGTCCTGCACGATAAGGCGCAGCATAGAGGTATCAGTTCCACAACTCATGATTGTTCCTCACTATTTACAGTATCCGTAAGTCGCTGTTGTTGAACCAATCGGGTAAATACACCCAACACGCACAACAGCAGCCCGAACAATGGACGGTACTTCTCAGGGACGTACTCGCCCAGCATGGATTGGTTCTCAACGAGGTACGGATACAGACCCAGCAAGACCATAGCCCAAACAGACCACATTCTATACCAGTATCGCGCACCACGCACCCATGAAATTCTCTTCATATCAACCCTCTAACTCGAAGTGCGGGCCGTCGATAAACGCCGACTTTCCTTGACGCTTACGCGCAGCCACATAATTCTCTACCAGCTTGGTAGCTGGCGCGGTTGTATCGTTCAGCGCACACCAGCAACCACCCCAACGCACACGGATACCCAGTTCCTTAGCCGCCTTGCGCATCGCCTCGGCGATGGCGTAGAAGTGACCCCAGTGGAACGACACCTCTTTAGTGCCGTTGCCGTCGAAGTCGCCCCACGGCAACAGGTCAACGGCATGGCCGTAACCGTCAGACTGCCGGATATGCTTGCTATTCATGGTACGGCTCGCGCCGGTCTTAACCAAGTACGCCTGACGCGTCTTGGTACGCAGGCCCTCATGGACACTGTAATCTTGAGTGGTATATGTGATGGCGAGCTTTACCACTTTTACCATATCGGGGTGTACGCCCTCCAGCTTGGCGAGCGACGTTTTACCTAAAGTGAAACCTGTCATTTGTTTTCCTTTGTGTTCTGTATAGATTGTAGAAACTGAATCAGCATAGGAATCAGTTGGGGTACTAGGCTATAAACCACGTCAACGGCGTACCCAGCCGAGCGTCCAACTACTACCCCGATAAGCAATGCACTCAAAGGGGAATCAGCAGGCACATAATAACTCGCACTGGCGGCGGCCATCGCGCCGATAATTACATCGGTCAGACGTAGAAACCACCAGTCTTGCGACTTTGCCGCAGTGCGAAGACCACCAACCAATCCCCCCAAGATAGCCAAGTTCAGCGGGGTCAGCAATTCTTTCATTATGCCTCCCCTTATTAACGCGAGCTATTCCGTAATGTCCTGCCTAATGTAGTCAGCGGCGAGCCAACAAATCACACACAGGATAATGTAGGCGAACAACGCCTGTTTATGTACGCCGATACTGGTAAGCCATGCGGCACTGTGGTATGTGAGGACGGCGAGCCATGCCCAAAACGCAGAGGATATGGACAAGACCAGTGCCGATACCCAACGATACTTACACGTTCCGTCGCAGAACATCCCGATGGTCTGCAACACAGCGAGACAGATGAGACCATAAACCAGCGCAGTCAGATTCAGCGTACCTGCATTATATACCATTGGTAACTTGACAATCGAGTATTTAGCCCCACTTAGCGCGACGCAGGCGGAGATAAGGAACATGGTATTAACCAGCTCCACCCCGCGTGTGCGTGTGAAGAACGCCCAGTTCGCCGTGTTGCGAATCGGGCGGGGGATTTGCCGTCTATAAGTGAATTGCTGCATGAATCGCTCCCGTTACCAAAGCTGACGCAACCGCGCCGACAACAACCCCGCGCCAAAAAGTACAGCACCAGCAGCGCGTACTGACTGTCTTGTTACGAATATCTGTCAGGGTCAGGTCATACTGCGTCTCCGTCCCCCGACATATCAAATCAGCAAAATCGCCTAGAATGTTGTAACCACAAAGCAAGCGTTTGTACCATTTGACTTGTTCCATATCTCTCTCCTATTTAATACCGAGCAAGTTCAATTCAGTGGTAGCCTCGGCACGAATCGCCGCCTTGTTGGTACGGATAGTACGCATATCGGCGCGGTAATCCCGAACGTCTTGGTAACGTCCCTCTGCTTCGGCTTGACTAATCATAGCATTCAACTGCTTGTATGAGTAGCCCATGTCGCTCTTCGCTGCTCGCATTTTCTTATCTGCCTCGGCGTAGATACGCTGCGCTTCCGTCACGGACTGGTCGATGTCCGCGTTGAGGATGTCGAGTGTACCACCTGCGTGGCGGGTGCTGACGTGCAGCTTCTCGCCCATCTTCTGCCATGCTTCCTCTGACTGGCCGTCGATATGGATAGGCTTGGTCGAGCGGAACAGCTCACTACCAACGATGTCGCCGATACCCATGTCTCGGTCGGCACTTGCGTCAATACCACGGGTCACGGAGCGATACAGACCACCAAGATAACCCTGACCCAGCACATCAATCTCGTCGCCGGTCATATCGACCGCGCCTCCGGTCGCACCATACAGCATCTCTGCAATGTCAGTACCGGTGCTTGACGCACGGTAAGTGGTACGCTCAACGTCGGCTGGGAACTGGATACGCTTGCCGTTCTCGTCATAGGCGTGTTCCGACTTCAGCTCACGACCGAAGATGTCCTTGCCAGTGGTTAATGCCACGGCAGGTTGGGCGAACGCAGGTGCGGCGAAGAACATCGCATTTGCCACGGCGTTATCAGTGTTGCCCCAGTGCTGTGCGGTAGTCATATCAACCATACCACCTACCTGTTCGGTCGCTGCGTCGAGGATGTTGCGCTTGCCCATAGCCACACCGACGGAGTTGTCAATCAGCAGTTTGAACCACCCCATCTCGTCAGGGATAGGGATTTGAATGTCGCCCAGTTTTACCGTGCGGTTGCGGTTGGCGATTTGGTAATACTTACTGTTGCCGAACTCGTCGTCATCCTCGCCGCCAACGTTGGCGACGGCTGCCATGAGCAGACCGATACCCATCAGTGCCATGCTGTTGCGACCATGCTTGGTCGAGAGGATTTGCGGCAGGGTCGAAAACGTACCTTGCATGACGGCGTTGTGGAACGAGAACATATGACGAACCATGTTGTCCGCGCCGTGCTGTTGGAAGTTACTGGTAAGGTTCTTCGTACCAAGGATAATCGCCGCAGCCTTGTCCGCGTTGACTGGGTTCTTGGTTTGGTCGAACAGGTCAACCAACTGCTCTGCCGTCACGTTGCTCGGCTGTGGGCCGAAGACGTGTTCGACATACGCACGGAACGCGCCGAGACGCATAGCGGTCTCCGGTGGGTAAGCGATGGTCTCTGCAACACGCGCAGTAATACCACGAGCCTTGCTCACGCCGGTACGCAGCAGGTCCGCCTGCTGCGGCAGTCTGCCGGTCAGAGGGTTGGATGCGAACGCGTCGGTGTTAAGGTTGTCGCCGAACTGCATACCCGCACCGAGGCGTTGGTATGCCAACTGCCAAGGGTCAGTGTACTGGCCGCGAGCCGTGCCGAGGAACAGATTGTGCTTGTCAGGCGAGAACAGGTACTTCAATGCGTAGCCGATAGATTTCATACCAACCGCAGGGGCTGACTTGCTGTCAACGTACTGCTCGCCGATTGCGCCGCTGATATTCAGGTAGCCTGTCATGATGTCGCGCATAAGGCCGAACACAGGGTACGCTGGGTTCAACGAGGTCTTGAACTGGTTGAAGTAATGGTTGACGCTACCAATCTTCGCCACTGCCGCGTGTGGTTGCTCTTGGCGCAACGCCTTGGCTGCGGCTTTCGACTTAGCCACGAGGCGGACAGGTGTGCCGTTGATATAAATCATGATACTGTCCTGCTCGCCCTTGTGACTGGTTTCCCAGTCCAGCACGTTATCAGGGTCGTCGAAGTTGTTGCGTGGGGACACAGGGTCGATGACGAAATGCTTGTTCGGCATACTCATTACCATCAGTGCGAACTGCGACAACTCGTTATTGGTAAATGCAGTCTTAACCTCTGCTTCCCACACTTTAGCGGTGTTGCCCAACACATTCTCTACCGCGCTGGCACGACCGAGCGCGTGGGCCTTAGAGTAGGCACTGCTGTCGTCATCACGCATGGTAACGAAGAAGCCGCCGAAATCCACACCTTGTGCAGCCAGTTCGGGGAATACCAAGTCTAAGTAATCCTTACCACGATTGACGCGCTCGTAGTAATCCTTGTCGGTCAACACGCCACGTTCGTGCTTCAGCTTGTTCACAATGCGGTTGGTCTCGGCTACTTCGGCCACAATCGAACCAATCTTATTGCGTTCCTCTACGGTCAAATTAGCCAACGCCTGTGCCAGTCTGATACCGCGCAGGTCGTAAGTACCGGCGTTCGGGTCGGTGGTGTCGAGGTCTTGGAAGCGGTAGCCGGTCACGGTGTAACGCGGACGGCCTGTGGCTGGGTCGAACAACACGCGATTACCATTCACTTCCTGCCAGTGACCGAGCGACTCGTCGCTGTTCAACAGCACATCGGAGCGGACACGCTCTTCCAAGCCGTGCAGGATACGGTTCACTTTATCTTGCGAGAGGCCACTGTCGATGATGGACTGGCGCAGTTTCTCTGTGCGGTCGCGCAGTGACTGCTGGTTAGGGTTGGTACTGTTGAAGTTACGGTGCAGGAACGCGCCGGCCTCACTCTTATCGCGGAGCAGGCGTGTGATGATGTTGGTCTGCTTACCGGTCGCATCGGCGTACATCTGCTCCACAGCCATGAATGGGGTATAAATACTTACCCAGTGGGTACGTGCCATCTCTACTATATCGAGGAACTTATCCAAGATTGGTACATAGTTGGCAGGCAACTTCTCACGCAACCAGTTAGTCCAACGACGCAGTGACGGAGACGACAAGCCCATCTGTTGAGCGCGGTTCAATACCACCAACTCTTCAGGTGTCAGGGCGCGGTTCGCCTCGGTGCTGTATGTGCTTCCCTCGCGTCGCTCGTAGTGCGCGTTCGGGTATTGTTGCACCAACGCTTCCCATGCTTTGTGCATATCGAGGTCGATGTCGCCAGTGACAGGCTCTTCGTAAATGATACCTTTCGCCCCTGTTGCGTCGTCATTCATCTCTACGCGGATGAAGTATGCGTCGCCCTTGCGGACTTGCGAGATGATACCAACATAGGTATCCAAGTCGGAGGCGTTGTAGTAGCTGGTGTTCGCGCGTGACGGGTAGATACGGATTTGACGCACACTACGGCGGACGTAATCAGCCTGCCCCTGTGGGTTGCTCGCGGGTGGCACTTGGTTGGCTGCCTGCTGTGCTGCGGCTACTTTCTGCGCGTGGGCTGCGGCTTGCTGTTGCGCCCGCCACTTAGGGTCTTTCCACGGGTCGTTGACCGGAAGCAGGGAGTTACGGATTTGCAAGCCCAGTTCGGTCTGCGCCTGCTCGTCGCCTGCGCCCAGTTGCGACAGGATGTCGGCCTTAGCCGTAGCGTCCAGCGAGTCGAAGTCAGGATAGATGGAACGCGCTTGGTTATGGTAATAGTCGCTACGCGCCTGCGCTGCTTCAAAGCTCATGCGTTGACGGTAGGCATTCACTTGGTCGGGGGTACGGATACCTGCGGTGTCGTTCGGACGGCGGGCTGTTACCACTTTCAGGAAGTCTGCCACGTCGCTGTCGCTTGCCTTGCGGTACTTGCCGGTCAGACGGGATACCACTTGTTTCAGGTAGCTCACGATACGAGATACCAAGCTGCTTGAGTTGGTAGAGCGCAGGGCGGCAGGGATGTCCATGTCTAAGCCCCACTCATTACGCAGGGTGTTCCACCCGTCTTTCGTGGTACGCGCAGCATGAATCTCGGCGAGGGCTTCCTCTACCATAGACTGCTTGTCGATGTTGCCGTATCGCTCGCCGATACGCGCCATAAGTGCCTGTACAAACGGATTCTCTGCCAGTCGGTCCATGTGTTGATTGTAGTCCGCACCGCGCAGCACTTTACCACGCAGGTTCACATCGACACCTTGGTGCAGCATCTCGTGCGCTACGGCGTACACGAACTGCTGGTTAGTCATGTGTGGGTGGGCAACAACGTAAATGGTGTTAGGGTCGCCATCGACCACATACGCGCGGGCATTGCGGTTATGCAGGTTCTGACTGCGTGGGGATACCCACACCACGTTCCAAGCGATGTCATCGCCGAAAGCGTTACGCAAGGCGTTCGTACCACGAGTGATGGTCTGCTGTTCGATAGCGAAGTGTTTTTCCGCGTCGGACATCATATCCCATTCAGTCTGTATTCCCTCTTCTCCAGCACCCAACTGGTTGCGTACATCCATGTCGCCGAACAGGTCGCCTTGCACCGCTGTCGGTGCGCCGTGCTTCTGCATGGCCCGTGCAGTGTCATGCACTGCTTGGGTAGCGTCAGGCGTTACCTCGTCGAAGAGGGTCAACTGGAGCTTTTTTGCTTCGGCAGCCGCACCCTCCTGCGAGGCGGCTTCTTTGGTTGCAGAGCGGGATTCAACACCATCGGACAACGTGGCTTCCAAGTCATCGACCAACTGTTGCGCGGAGGCTTCCGCAGTGGCTTGGTCTTGCCCCTGTTTCACATACATATCGGTCAGGCTGGTGACAGCGCGGTCACGGTAATAACCCACATCGGTGGGTTCGTCACTTGTGAACGCTTCGATAAAATTGTTCACTTCCACACGCGCGTTGATTGACTTCACGTCTTTCATCAAGCGCATAGCGTCTTTACCGGCAGCACCGGAGATACCATTATTCTCAAGCACTGTCTTGGTTGAGCGGATATTGCTGACGGCTTTGGTTGTACCACCGGTAGGGGCAGGCTGCGCAGATGTCGGTGCCTTAATCTTCAACAGGTTCTTATCCACCCAAGTACGCGCCGCTTCGAGGCGGCCTTGACGTGTGGCATAGCGCAACAACTGGCTGGCGGAATCAATCAACGACTGCTCGGTAGCCTTATCCAATGTACCACTCTTAATCAGGTCTTGGGCGCGTTCCAACTGACCGAGCAACTCGATGGTCGCACGGACACCTTGCGGAACATGAATGTCACTACGGTCGAGAATGTCATCGGCGAAACGGAAACCGGCGGTCGCGCGTTCGGCGCGTTGTTCAGGCGTGAGCAGCTCATTTACTGCTGCTTTGGCACGTTCGGTTTTCGCATAGTCTGCCAAGCGGTCGCCCATTGCACGTTGTTTGGTTGCATCAACTTCGGCTGCCATCTCTCGGTCAGCACGAGCGGCATCGGCCTGAGCCACACGCTCTTTGTACGCTTGCAACGCCAGTTCACGATATACATCGTCAGGCAGTCGTGGGTCGATATTGCTTGGGATAGCCAGCGTAGGGTTAGGACTTGGCAAGGCCAGTGGTGCGGTAGGTTGTTGCGCCTGCGCTTGGGCTTGCGCCTGTTGCAATGGGTCGCCTGTTGGTTGAGCCTGTGGTTGTGCTTGGGCTTGCGGTTGTGCTTGGGCTTGCGGTTGTGCTACACCGGCAGGGTTCTCGATGTCGTACCACAGTTGACGGGCTTCTTGCAGATGGGCATCAGCCTGCGCATTATCGTTCAGAATACGGTCAACGTTGGCACGGTTCTCACGGTATTTTCCGGCAGCTTCAAAGCTACCACTCACAACACCCAGTGTCGCGCCGAGCGCAGCGGCGTTCGCGCCTGCCCGCATAACTTCTTTGATGTCGATATTGTTGGCATTAAACGTACCATCTTTACCCAAACCTTGAGTCGCTGCGCTTGAAATCATACCAATCAAGCCCTCTTCGATGCCCTCGCCGAGCATACCGCTGGTAAGCTCTTTAGCCCCGCTAAATACCGCAGAAAACTTACTGGACTTAGGAACTAATTGTGGGGTGCGGGACATCAGGAATTCAGTAGCCTCTCCTAGCAAATCACGGGTGGCCTTATTAGCTGCGCCCGTAGCGATGTCCTCGGCAACTGAGCGTAAGGCTTTCTCGATAGTAACCCCGCTGCCCGACAGCAGGGTTTGACTTAATGTGGTATTACCCGCCACAGTCCGGCCACCTAAAGTGCGGGCTGCCGTACCCTCTACGGTGTTGAACAGCCTACCGCCGAGATAAGTGATACCACCAGTCAGCAGACCGGTTGCCGCAGCCGTCGCCAGTGCGTCGTCAGTATATTGGGCTGTGTCTGCGTTGTACGCACCCTCTTGGCGCAGTACGTCCATTGCGTTACCCGAACCCTCGATGGCGGCAGAGCGGGCCAACAGCGACGGATTCAAGCGTTCGGCGACAGGCTTCAGTACACCAGTAGCGCGACCGAGTTGTGTACCACTGGCACGGAGTACATCATCCGCCAAACCGAAAGTGGCTTTGCTTGCGGCTTTAGCCGTACCACGGACGACTCCTTTACCGACGGCAGCCACGCCTTTACCGACGAGGTTTAAGCCTTTAGCCCCAACCACAACACCCAGTGCGGATGCCAGTTCGTCGAGTGCAGTGGTAGGTTTATCGCCGAGGGCAAGCAGGGTCTCTGCCACACCACTGGCTTCCGCGCGAGCGCGGGCCGCGTCCTTAGAGTAGTCGGATTTCAAATCGCCCCACGCAGCGCGTGTGGCAACAACAGCATCGTCAATCTGTTTGTCCCAGTTCATCTTACCATCGCCGAGACCGGTAAACTCCCACGCTTTTTCCATCGCGTAAACAGGATTGATATTACCGAGTGCGTCAGTGTAGCCCGCCTTGTCCATGCGCTTCGCACCCTCATACGCTGCGATGTTGAGTGTGCTGGCAAGGTCTGCGATACCGCCGACAGCACTGTCCACCAATGAGTTACCAATATCGCCGACTGCACCCCAAAACCCGCGTTCTTCAGTATCGAACAGGTTTTTGTTGGTGCTGGCTTTTACCACTGCGTCCTTGACCTGTTTCTTAATTTGGTCTTTTTGCAGGGCGTTCCAGTTCTCTTCTTTGGCCTTAGCGTCCAACCAGTTATCCAACACTTTGCGATTCCACAGGGTCGCGCCGTTAGGGTCGATACCATGTGTACCATAATTGAACTTGTCGGCAGAAGCGATGAACTCGTCGGCCCACTTGTTGCCGGTAGACATGGTGGCGGCGTTGGCTGCGGCCTGTTGCTGTTGGGCTTGGGCCTGTGCCTGTTGTTGCTGTGCCACATACGCGGCTTGCTGTTGGGCAAGCGCGTCCTCCATAGCTTTCTGTGCCTCGGCGATACGCGCTTCAGACTGTTGTTGCTCAAGTGCCAACTGCTGACGAGCCGCCTCGTTGTCTAAGGCGGCTTGTTGTGTCATCGCGGCTAAATTGTCCAAGTATGATAATGCACCGGTGTTGTATGGCATTTTTAATCCTTAACTGTAATAGGCTGCCCAGTTAGGCTTCGCCACATTGACGAAGAAGTCGTCTTTAATGCGCGGCTGGGTCGGGCGTTTCTCGGTCATTATAGCCTCAAGTTCCTCTTTACTCAAAGGGTCAGGTACGAAATCTTGTCTCGTGGTAGGCGCAGTAGGCGATGGAATCTTAGGGGCAACGACAGACTTGGCTGTCATACCACCCACTGCGCCTGCTGTTGAGGGTAACTCGGTAGGCGCGGTCACGCCTGTGGTCGCGGCGAGCATCTTGTCGAACTCTTTACCACTGCGCTTCGCTTGGTTGTATGGACTGGACGGCAGGCTGGCCCACACGTTGCCCAGCTTGGAAGCCGCACCACGGATGTCGCCTTTGAGGATAAGGGGCATGACCCCGCTGTTTACCATCAAACCGATGGCGGCGAGGTCTTGATTCATGGGGCTGAAGTCGTTAAGTCCGTACTGGCGCGAGATACCGTCCCATGTCTTTTGGATAATCTGATACCGACCGGCGGCGGTAGAACCCTGCTGCTTGCCGGAGTTGTCTTGGAAACCCCACTTACCGGCGGCGCGTGGGTGGTCGGCGAAACTGGTTAATTGGTTCGACACCTTACCACCGTACACGGCGTATGGGTTCTTCGCGTCGTATGTACCCTCTGTGCGAGAGAGCAAGGTCAGCATCTGTTGCACATAAGGGTCGGCTCTATAACGTTCGAGGTCTTGTCGGGTAGCCATAGTATGTATTCCAATCTGCTTGCGCTACGTTGTTGTAGAAGTCATCGTTGGGTACAGCCACTGCGCCCGCGCGTGGTTCGGTAAGCGACAACAGCTTATCCGCCATCTCTTGCTCTTTTACCAACTCGGCGAAGAAGTCCTGTTGCGCTGCTGGTTTGGCAGGCGCAGGAATATCAGGTGTTACCGGTGCAGCGACGGCTGCCCCGACAGGGGCGGATTGAGCGTAATTACTCATATCGCCGACAGGTGCGGTAGGCGAGGCCATTGTCCCTGCTTTTGGTAACCACGATTTCTGATACGCGCGGTACGCCGTACCGTCAGGGCGCATAGCCATACCATTCTTGATGACGATATAGTCCAAGTGCGGGCCGGTCGAGCTACCGGAGTTACCGGTGCGCCCGATGACCTGACCCTGCTGTACACGGTCGCCGACCTTGACGTTCACATCGAACAAATGGGACTGCTGGGTAATCACGCCGTCGTCGCGTTGGATTACCACTTGGTTGCCGTACCCACGTTGGTTACGCTTGTTCGTACCATCGTTCACGTTGACAACATGGATAACCTTACCCGTCATAGGTGCAAGCAGGTTAGTGCCGACAGGCGTGGCGATGTCCACGCCTGCGTGGCTGGTACTTGAGTGCTGGCCGCCTGAAGTAGCGAAGCGGGCGCGAGGCCCTACCCATGACGTGATACGGAACTTATCCGACTGAATAGGTGCGCCCAACCCTAGACCATAATCATAAGTGTACGCTGCCATAGCTTACTCCGTCGGAGAGGTTGGGCTGACATACATATCGGCCAGGGCTTGCATGATTCGCTCTTTGCTTGGGTGGCCGTCAGGCAACGCTTTCAACGTAGCTATCATGCTCTTCGCCAGTTGACTGTCGCCGGTGTTTTCGGCGGAGGCTGCGCGTGTGTCGGCATTCTGTTGTCGCGCCCCTGCGTTCATGAGTTGGGCTTGCGCCGTCAAACGTTTGTTGAGCATATCCAACGCTGTCTTCCCTTGGTTCGCTACCTGCGCCCGCTCGGCGGCGACTTGCTTCGCTACTTGGGCTTGCTTATTGAGACCATTTTGGATATTCGCCTGCGCGGTATTATACGCGGCAGCGGTAGGCGAGCCTGAACCATTAATCATTCCGTATGTAGTAACCGCACCCTGCGAAACAGTAGCGGCATGGTTCGGTGTCATGATGGTGCGCGTACCATCCGGATTAGTATTGAGATAATTGATACCACTGGTTTGAATGTCTGCGCCGTATGGGTCGCGTACCGGCGTAGCAGAACCACCTAACTCGTTAGCTTCCACGATACGACTTTGCTGTACCGCGTCCAACTGTGGCAGGATTTGCGTCATCTCATAACGGTTTGCCAAGTTGTAATCGCCACTCTCCAGCAGCTTGGACTGCACTGCCTGCTTCATGGCAAGGTCGAAAGGGATACCATTTGCTTTGGACAAGGCATGGGCGCGGGCGCGGAGGTTAGGGTCATTCATCGCGGCGTACATATCGTTCACGTCCTGCGCCTTAGTCGCGGCGGACAGGGCTGCTTGATTGCGGGCGTGTTGGCGGTTCAGCGCAGCCAGCATAGCGTTACTTACCACAGGTACTGCGCCTGTGGCTGCGGCAGCAGCGTATCGGCGACCGAAGTCGATAGCAGCGTCGCCACCATCCAAAGCATCAACACCTTGCGAAGCGATGAAACGAATATCGTTCTGTTGTGGACGCATCTTAGGTACATCAACGCGAGGTAAGGATTCTACCGAGACGATAGACTGCGGCGCTGCCACCTGTTGAGGTTGTGTGACGGACGCGGCTTGTGCGGCCTGTTGTGCTGACTGTGCTTCGGCTACGGGTTGTGCGGCCACCTGCGCCTGCGGTTGAGCCACTGGGACAGTACCATTAGCTGCATTGCGGAAGCGTTGGAACACGCCCATCGGGTCTGCCGGTGGAGTGTTCGGATTCAGGTACATAGGTACGGTCTGCGGAGCAGGTGTACCAACATAGTTCGCTGGCAACTGATACAAAGAATATCCGCGCATCGCGTCGCCGAACTGCATAGGCTGCGGACGCTCTGCTGCGATAAACGGTGTGCCTTGTGGATTAACGGCATTAGGGGCAAACAACGGTCTGCCCTCTAAACCACTGCCGCGATAGAAACTTGGGTGTCCTACGGTTAAATTTTCAGCCATGTCTGCCCCCTATTAAAAACCTGTGAACTGATAACCGGTGTCCATAACAGGCACACCTGTGTAACCTTGCGGTGTAGTGTACGAGGTCAGACCAAACTGTTGCTGTTGCGATGGGGTCAGGCGTTGCGTACCGGTAACTTGCGGAGCAGTTGCTGCGTAGCCGCCATATAAGGCAGGCAGCGTAGGCTGTGATTGCGATGTGGCTTGCAGGGCTTTTGGTTGGGTTGCAGACAACGCTTGGTCTTCGCCGAACACGAACTCTTTACCATTCTGTCCGGTGTTCTGATAGCTGCGCAGGTTGTCCTGCATATTTGCCGTAAACATCTGCGCGGCCTGCGCGTTCAACGCCGTCTGTGCGTCGCGGGAGTCGAACAGGTTTTGCAAGCCTTGCAGACCGTAAGCGGACGCAATCGCATTGACCTTGTAAGGGTCAACGATTTGTTTGTTCTGAAATTCGTTAAACGCGTTCTGCGTGTTCAAACCTTGCAGCATGGTGTTCTGCCACGCAGGACCAATCTGTCCCAACTGCGAGAAGAAGTTACCACCACTGCCGAACCCCATTGACGGCGAGTTCATACCGATAAAATAGCCTGCCATTACTCATTCCTCATAAGCGTCAGGGGCGACCGCTAATGCGGGCAGCCCATAGTAAGTGTACGGGTCTTCGCGGTCAGACGTAAGGTCGCGTACCATCTGCGACGCTGCGTCATATAAATCCCCGCGCGTAGGGTCAATCCCAAGCACAACAGTATCATACCATTCTTCTGCTTGGGGTTGTTCGGTTTCGGGAGGGAACATCCCCTCCATCGGGTCATTGGTCCACATGATTAGAACAGGGCATCAAATGACTTGTCGCCACCGCCGCCACCACAGTCGTTAGCTTGGGCCGCGGCAGGCTTACTGTTCCATGCGAACAACAAACCGGTAATCATTGTCGCCAGTGTACCCCAGTCTGCCATAGACTCTTTCGCTGTCTTACGCAGGCTGTCAGCCAACCATGCGGCGTTCTGCCCGTGCGAGGCCAACAGGTCTGCCCCCAACTTGAGCGAGGTCTGTGCGTCTGCGGTGTAGCTGGTGTACTGTTTGAGGCGCACGTCGATAGCCGTGGTGTCGTAGGCACGAGCCGTAGCGTTTCGATTCTGCCGTGTTTTCTCCATAAGCTCAAAGGTCTTCATCTTGAGGTCGGCATCAAATTGAAGTTTCTTCAAGCGTTCTTCCTCACGCAGCTTATTCGTCTGCGAGATGATGGTGTTCTGCGTAGCGACAGCCAACTGCCCGCGCACGTCACAATTCCAGCCGGTATTGTACCGGTTATGCATACGGCAAATCTTATCAAGCTCTTTATGCGCCGCAGCCTCTGCGTCCGCCGTCACGCGCGTAAGGATACCATCGTAATCTGTCTGCCAGCCGCAGGCGGAGAGTTGGCAAATCTCGTCGGCCTTGTCATTGATACAAGGCTTCAACTGCTCGCCGTAGGCGTACTCAACATCGCCGCGTTGCCAGTTTAGCGTGTTGCGCTTGTCGAGGTCATCCATCGCCCCGTCCGCTTTATCACGCAGTTTAGGTACGCGGGCGTTCTCGGTGTCGGCCATCTCTTTCATTTTCGCCATCACATCTCGCCATTTGTTCTCTGCACTCTTGGCTTCCTTGATGACTTTCTGACTTGACAACTTACCGATGATGTTACCAATGACGGACGACAGCGCGAGCCAGCGACCATCATCACGCTTTGGCGGGCGTGGGTACTGAACGATATGCGGCGCGGTTACGGCGACGGAGTTCGTACCGGATGGGGCATTTTCCTTAATCTCTACCTTATTGTAAATTGGGGTATCTTCGGTCTTTCCCGCGTCTTTACCGCCACCTTTACCGCCACCTTTACCACTACTCTTGTCAATAATAGTCATACCATCTCCTATGCGTGACCGCCGTCATTCTGTAAATCGTTATGGGATTTTTGCAAGTGCAGCTCCCGTATTTCAATATCGCCCTCGACCATGAATGCCCACTCGATTGCACGGCGGCGTTTCTTCAGCATTACCGGCGCAAGGTTGCGGATAGGTCGGGTATAGATTTCCTCGCCATCGGCGTACAGGCGCAGCACAACGCGAGGGGACAGCTCCATCAGGTCCGCCATATGCTCACGCGCTTCGGGGTGGGTGTCGAAGAACTGCACAGGGTCAAGACCACAATGGGTGCGCTTCCACACGGCGAACTTAGTGCGTAACTGCTCAAGCTGGCGGTACTGCCGCGACAGGTCGTCGCTAACAACCTTGAACACTGTTGGAAACCAATAGGCACTGTTGACCTCAATACCTGACTTCCAACGGTAGCGCATAGGCTTATCGCCTGCGCCCCACTTGTACACGCCGGTATCTATCAACATAAGCATTCCGGTTTCGGGGTGGGCATACGCCATCTTCACACGCAGTGTCAGACGGCTAAGGCTTGGGTTACGCCGCTTATCAGTGGTCGGTAATACCAACAACAGCCCTTGACGGATATTAGCGTAATCGTACCACATAAACACCCGCTGGTCGTAACCGGTAAGGCGCATAGTGTAAGGGTGGTATCGCTGCCACTCGCGCTCAGTCATGTAATCCTCGGTCATCATGTTCACTGACGTGCCTGTGATACCAACCAAGCCGTTCTCTGCGGTGTAGTACACGCCGCCGGCGAGCGTACACCAACCGAACGGAGACAATGCAGGATACCAATACTCAAGCTCTTTGACTGTCGTCTGTGCGTCGTCTCGCACATTAATGGTGTAGGGGTAGCCTACCGTACCGACCACATTGTCGAAGTGCGTGTCGCCCTCTACACGCGTCGTGTGCGAGGCGATGAATTGAATCTTGGACGGCAGGGTTACGCGTGTCGCAGGCCGGTAAGCGTGGGGCAGTCGGGGTTCTGATACCCAAAACTGATTGTTCGTCCACACGATAGTCTGCATATTGCGTGTGAGGGCCACGCCGTCCAAGCATTTGTTCGGCGGCAGATGGTCTTCCGTAGAAAGCACCTCGCCTAAATCCTGCGGACACTTGTCGTCGATAAACGTGTTATCGGCAATGACATCCTCGTCCACATAAAGCCACACGGCCTGACCGTCACTGGTGGTGGCGGAGCGATACCATCTGCGTTTCACGGCGTTCTTGGGCGGTGTATTCGTATCGACCACGATTGCCCCGTCGCCGTTCTTGATGTCAACCAAGTTTGACACAGGGCTTGGTGCGCTCTCTTCGCCGCACTCATTCACATACGTTACGCGGTAGCCTCGCACTTCGGGCGCGTCGCCCCAGTCAGAGCAGTCAGATGACTGTTCCATATCCGCGCAGCGGTCAGCCCACTTGGAGACACAGCCCCTGTTAGGGGCAACGGCGACAGTAGGTGCTTCGGCAGGCGGGTCGATACCAACAAGTGTCGGCCCTGTACCGGCGCGTACCATGCGTGAGGACAAGCGGTGCAACTGCCCATCACGAACGAAAAGCACCGTGTCTGCCCCTGCGCTCTCGCGCGGGTCGCGCACCCAATGCACATCTTCGGGGAAGCCGACCATGTAGTCGCCGACAGGGATTACCATCTTCGCAGAAACAGGAGAACCCCGCTCGTCAACCGCGTGGGCGAACAGGGCAGGGCTTCGGTGTGGGCGGAGCATACCGCCGTACAAATCAACGTTCTCGGCAAGCTGCGCGTTCCGCGAGCCTAACGCCTGCGGTTTTACTTTGGGCAGCTCGCCGCCGAAATCCAAGAATCTCATTAGAAGTATCCTAATGCTACGACCCCGCCATTATGCACAAGCTCGATGACAGCCTCGGTGGAAGAGTTCGGGTTATTCATTACCAGCAGACCATTGTCGGGGATTTGCTGTCGCCCGCCCAACATCGCGCCATTCTTGCGTAGGTACACTTCGGCTTTTGCAGGGCCACCGATATACACTCGACCGTTGGAATACAGCAGCGAGAAAGAGGCCGTCTGACCTTGCGGACCGCGTGGGCCTACGATACTACCGGCGTTGAGCTTATTGCCATCCGTCAGAGTAACTTCCAAGTTACCGTCAACCACATTCATATCGGCAATACCAACACCGGCTACGGGTTTCCATGAGCCGATACTGCGCTTCACGCCCTCGCCGTTTGTGATGTACAGAGTGAACGTACCTGTGGCTTCATCGCGCTCCATGCTAATCGCGCCAGCGTCCTCGCCTTGAGGTCCGGGCGGGCCTTGAGGCCCAGGCTCGCCTTGGTCGCCCTTTTCGCCTTTCTTACCCTGCGGTGGGACAACCGTACCGATGGTATGCGCCTTTCCTTTACTGTCCGTCCACGTCAGCGTATTGGTGTCGTCAATAGAGATACTTGTTACACTCAAACCGTCTTTACCATCGTCGCCACGTTCCCCAGGTGGCCCACGCCTACCCACGCCTGCTTCGTCTTTGCCCGAACCACAACCGCAGTCGCCGCCCATATTCAGTTTGGTGCAATCCAAACTAAGGGTATTGGTTTCGCAGTTATAGACCAATGGGTCTTCGACGTTCAGACCAATCTCACGCGCCAGTGCCTGCACATATTCCCGACCGGAATCGAGATAAGTCACGCGGGCGTTACTGGAAATACAGTCACAAGGATTGGTGCGCTCAACAGTCAGGTCGTCGCCGTCACGCGCGATAACGCGCATAGTCTCACAGCATTCGGTGTCGCACATCTTCACACTGACGAAGAAGTATTGCCCCTCTACCAAAGGAGGGAACGAAGTGCCCTGATTACGCATCAGGTGCAGCACCGTGTCGGAAGCCCCTAGAGGGTGCGACGTGTACCCATAACCCTGCTTATCGCAGGGCAGGGTCTGCAATCGTTGCTTACAGGCGTTCATGTTCTTCCTTAATCATCTGTTTGACGAGTTCACGCAGGATACTGGCGGTAACTTCCGAGCGCACACAACTACCAAAAGGGAATGACGTGGCAATCGTACCATGCTGACCGCGCTCGACGTGCAAGGTCAACGTGCCGGTGCGTTGCAGTTTTTCAGTGTGCGTGTACTTAACCACTTCGGTCATGTGACAGGCGGAGATAATGAGGTATGCATAATCGCCCTCACGCATCTTGTTCAGCTTGTCTGACAGACCATGCTCATTGGATACTACCAACGAGTTAGAGGTCGAGGCGAACGCGGCGGACAGGCGGCTGTCGATAAAATCAATATGGGTTACTTGCATTTCTTCTCTCCATCTACCGCTGTGATGCGGCCATCTTCGCCGATTGTGATACAGGTGCTGCATGACAGGCAATAAGTACCGGCGGCTACGGTTGTCGGAGTTTGACCCAACGCACACTGTTTCGTGTACTCGCAAATCTGTGCAGGATTCCATTCAATCTCAATGCAACTATTCGGACTCCACGTCTGCGCCACAGTATTATCCTGACCGCGAACAACGTGCAGGGTGTCCCCTTTTACAGCCATCAGCTTGACGTGTTCGTACTTGCCGTTGCTACGGATAGTTGCATAGCAGTAATCGGTGTCAGGGAGGCGGAAGCGCAGGCCCTCGCCAAAACCCAAAGGAATCTCGGTCGCCTCGGCAGTCAGGCTTTGCGCCAGCTTACCGTGACTAGACCACTTACTTACATTCAGAGCCATTATCACAACCTCCGCACTCCGCTTCGGGAGCAGTCTGTTCAAAATCAGGCGTAGCAACGCAACCCTCACAATGCGGAGGTGCTTCACATGGCAACTGCGCCAGCTTAACTTCTTCTGTTACCATGCGTGTCCAACAGCCGCGTTTGCGGAATAAAAGGGTAAAACACTCACGGTCATTCACAACCACATCCGCCTCGTAGTAACCGGCAGGCAGTTGCCTGAAATCTTCCGACCAAACGAAACACACGTTACCCCTATTGTCCGCGCGGGTCGGGCATTCTTCTACCAAGACGCGGCAGTTTCCCTGTCTGCGGACTTTCAGCACGATGGCGTAAATATGCGCAGGTACTTTCGTGATGTCGCAGCCAACATACTGGAACAGTGAGAAACAACGTTCGCACTCGTCATTGCTCAAGCACACAGCATCTTTCGCACGTACTTTCGGCGGACACTTCGGTTCGCATGGGTTGTTGCACGGTTGGCAGGTATCGACACAATCGAAGTCAGGCTTCGGCGCAAAACACCCGTCATCGTCATGACAGGTCGGCTTGAAGTTGTATAGGGTCGCCATACTTACCTCACAGGAAACAACCGCCGTGCATAAACATGGGTCGGTTGGTATGGTTTTGGAACTCTTCCGCGTGGGCGATGTTTATGCCACGCAGAAACTCTTTGTTGTAATACTGGGCGTAGGCCGCCGACTGGCTGTCGTTTTCCATCGGAATCAGATACAGCGAAGCCAACACGCCGTTCAGAATATCGTTACGATACTTGCCGAAGAAGTGGTGCGGAATATCGCAGTCCTGCCCTGTCGGTGTCCACGAATAGACCACACAATACTTGCCGCTGCGTACACTGCCGCAACCCTCGAAAGAGATAGCAGGCTGTTCAAACTGAAGCTCTACCCAGTAGCCGTTACCGAAGCGTTCTTCTGCTGGAGGTACGACACACCAGTTGCGGTCAAGCAACGGGTGGCGGTCAGGGTCATTGGTAGAATGCACAGACTTAACCTGAACGATAGTGCGACCGTCAGGTAGGTCAATCACATAATCATTCGTACCACACTCCGCGTCAATGTACGCTTCGTCTTTCAACAGATGTGTCTCACGGAAGAACCGTGAGACTGCGTTGAGGATGGCGTTCTCAATAAAGCTGCTGGGCATATTGGGGAACGTGACGAGGGCTTGATTCTTAAGCCATTCAAACCAATTCATTTCTTAGCTCCAATCCTCAATTCAGGAACGCGCGTAACGGCGTAGCGGTTGCTCGCCTGCTTCGCATCCATGCCCAACAATGTAAACGCATTATTCCAATGGACAGCACTGCGGTCGCGCGACGGTACACTCTCGGTGTCAACGCCCCAAGCGTAGTACAACATAAGCTCGAAAATCACTGGGCGCAACTGTGAACCTAAATCCACATCGGAATCGAGGCTATCAATCTTAGGCGGACTGAAGCACATCAATTCCAATGTGCCGGTCACGCCGTCGGGTACAGGCGGGTCAACATACAGGATGTTATTGTCGTTGGGGTCGTAGCTCCAACTGTCCATCTTATACTCGGCAGACGTAGCCTCCGCGTGGCAATCCTTACACCCAATCTTACCAACAAGGTGCAGGGCATTCTTACTGGTTTGGCGCGGAAAACTTTTCACACGCCCTTTGCTGTCCGCCTGTCCTAAGACAGACGACACATCATGACACGCTTCAGGTACGGTTTGCAGACTCCCTGCGACCAATGGCATGGACGTGCGCTTGATAAACTTCTCGCGCTGGGCGTTCGCAACAATCTCCACCGCCAACCGGAAGTAGTGCAGTAAGTCATCTTCCGTCCAATGCTCGAACGGGAAATCAGGGTCTTGGTCCACCAAGTAATTGCTTACTTCCTCGACCAGTGCGCGGGGAGAAATCATTACTTACCTTTCTGTGAATTAGGCAACACCGCTTTCACGGCGGCCTGTGCCATCGGCACATGAGGCATAGCGTTCTGCGCTGCCACGTCAGCTTCACGCTGGGCGACTGCGGCTTCCGCTTGTTCCAACGTTTCCACAACCTTATCTGAACCATCAGGGTTCAAACCTTGAGCGACATGGAACTTCGCCCATGACGCATTCACTTCTTCCTGTGTGTACAGCGGAGTCAGTCGCTCACGCGCTTGGTCGGAAAATCGACCACTTACCACAGGCAATGATACATAGCCGGTTTCATCGGCGTAGGCAATAGGGGTATTACTTGGCATTTTTATGTCCTTGTTTGGGGTATTAAACGCCTTGATTTTAACGTACTAAAAACCCCACCGCAAGGGTGGGGTTTGGTCATAACCTACTCGGTTACATACATTCAGGTTCAGGGTAGGTGCTGTCGCAAGCAGGTTCGCCACAAGTGCAACCACGAACGTCGAGGAAGTCAACCACTTCAACGAACGCAGAGATACACGCCGCGTCAATACCACTACCGTCAACAACGGTCATACGGATAGAACCATTGTCGCCCAAGTACGCGCCCAAGCTGGTAATAGCGGTAGTCGCGCTGTCTTTCTTGGTAACTTTACCATCGCCGTCTGAATCTTTTTTGGTGCTGGACTTGGCGTTTACGGCTTTGCCGAACTCCAATACGGTGCGACCGATTACAGACAGGTCGATTTCTTCGGTTTCGTCAACCAAGTTTTCGCCGTCATACAGACCGAACTTCACTTTACCGGCAGTGGTAATTGCGCCTTTTTCATCACGCGCACCTGCTTGTTTTTTGTTGTGAACAACCAACGCGTCAACGCGGCTGTCAGCAGACAACAAGTGGGTGTGTACGATGTCGCCAGTGGCGAAAGAGCCTTCCATTTCACGGAAGCGTGTCCACTCGCCTGACGCGCCGTCATACTCGAACGGCACAACGAAGTGGCGGTTTGGCAAGTGACCGGCGTAGCGTACCAATGGGTTGCTGTTGTCGGCAATACGGGAATGACGATAGCCTACATGACGGGCATCGCCACCCAAGAATAACTTGAATACTGTCATGTCAATGCTCCTTATGCGGCAAAGTCAAGAGTTGCGTACAGGGTAGTGATGGCTTCAGGATATAAGACCTTAAAGTCATATACTTGCAATGTGCGCCAGAACTGACCGAAGTGGTTGGCAACTTTTTCGATATGCTCGTTTTCGGTAACTTGCATTACGAAACCAGTTGCGTCTTTGCGGCCTGCGAAAATGGTGTAAGCGATACGACCACCCTCGTTGCGTTGCGGCATATTGTTCGAGAAGATAATCTCGAAGCCCAACACGTTAGGGATTTTAGTACCCAAGATGATGGACTGTGAAGTACCGGCAGCGCAGGCGTTAGTCAGGATTGGGTTGGCGAAGAACAAGTCCATTGCTTCGACTGGCAACACAACGTACAGACCATTGGTGTCCACGTTTTGCTCAGACAATACGGTACGCATTTGAGACAGGTAGCGAACGATGTTGTCTTTAGTCAGAACAACAGGCGCACCAGCCGCACCAAAGTCAAAGGCGTGAGAACGACGACCGGCTTTGCGACCACGGTTGCAAGCAGCAGCAGCCAAAGGCACTTCGGTCAACACTTCAGTGTCGATGCGTTCTGCCAGTTTTTGGGTCACGTCGGCTTGGTATTCTTTCAGCAACGCAGGCAGTTCGTCGATAGAACGTGAATCCAGTTTGTCCAACTTGATGTTGGTGTACAACGCACGGTTCACATTCATTGTGATAATGCTGGTGTCGAAAGTAGAAACTTCCAACTCCATGTTTTTGATGTACTCAAAGACTTCGGCTTCAGGAGCGCGGCGGAAGATAACCTCGTCGCCCTTGTTGCGGATTTCTTTTGGCACAATGTCTTGGCTGGTAATCAAACCGCTCACAGTCATTCGATTGAAGCGTTTTAAGAAGCCGGCCGCATATACTGGTTTAGTCAGCGCAGACACCAACTGTGGGTAGCCACTCGCCGCTGCCAGCAAAGGTTTGCTCTGTACAGGCATAATTTTACCTCATGTTAAAAGAGTGTTAGTCCATTACCGCTACACCGTTGAGTAGCGCAGTGTTCCAAGCGTCTTCGTATTTAGCGAATTGCTCAGGCGACATTTTGCCATTGGAGAAGTCTTGCAGGGCGCGGTTATACGTTGACAATTTCATGCCACGTTTTCCTTTAGGCTGGGCGGCGGTAGCCTGTTGGGAATAGTTGATTGCATTGCTTCGGCCAGGCGCGGTCAGTTGCTGTTGCGGAACAGCTTGTGCAGGTTTGAATCCTGATAACAAATCAACAACGGCATCTACGTTGCCTGCGGCTTCTGCATTCTGTACCAAAGCAGCGCGGGTCAAACCGCCGGTGTTCGGTACAACTGCATTGTAATACTGTGCATATTCAGCAGTGTTAACGGCATCACGCAACCACGGTAATTTCGCTGCGATGGCTTGGTTGTACTGCTGACGCGCGTTGAGGGCGCGGAGTTCTTCTTGCTGTTGCACTTGCGCTTGAAGCGGCTGAACGGTCTCGTCGAACTGGCGGGCCAAAGGATTCAGTCGTTCGGCTTCAAGGCGTTTGGCAATCTCGACAGCTTTACGCGCGGCAATCGCCTCGATAACAGGCAGCGAACCGGCGTAGGCTTCAAGTTGCTCTTTAGGTAGTTCAGGGATTTCGATACCCTCATACCACGGTTTTGCTTCCGTTTCGGTAGGCTTCTGCTCATAAGCGCGAAGTTTCGCTTCCAACTCGGCTACGCGGTCTTCATTCGATTTCTGCGAAGCAGCAAACTGTTGTTGCAACAGTGCTTGATTTTGTTGGAGCAGGGCCGCGATTTCCGGAGTGATGGTCGGTTGCTGGCGTGGGGCTTCGGTTTGTTGAGGTTGATTAACCTCATTACCTACATCAATATTACCATCATCGGCAACGTAATCACTTATATCGTCATAGATTTCATCGTCTGCGGGCAGGATTTGTTCCTGTGCAGGCGCGGGTTGTTGCTCCGGCGCAACGCTTGGCGCAGGATTTTGCTCTACCACTGGGGCGGCTGTGGGGTTGATACCGGCGGAAGCCAACGCTTCTTCGATACCAAAGTATGAATCGGTAGGCATAAGTTATTTGTCTCCAGTTTCTAAAAGGTCAATGACTTTCTTCAACATGACAACCTGCCCACGTTGGTGGTCGTCCGCTGTGCGTGTCTCATACAACTCGCGCTCAACTACCAGCTCTTGTTCGAGCAAAGTAATCAAAGCCTCAAAGTCGCGGTTTGAACGCAGGCGAGACAACCCATCACGAGCGGCAGCTTGGTCGTCAGAAGAAATAAGTCCAAGTCGTGTACGATGATTCATATCATTTCTCGCAAGACGAAATGCGGTCGATGTACAGGGATGCTGTATCACTTACCACACCATCAGGATAAATACGGTAATAACCCGCCATGTCAATCATGACTGGGTTATGGTTCAGGTCGAGTGTGATGACTTTGCCGCATGGAGAGAAAGGAATATCCTTTGAATCTTCCATAGCGCACTCGCTGTCAATGACGCGGTGGACGATGAATTTATCGCCCTCTTGCAGGTCAACACCGGAGACCACCACGGCACGGCATGGGGTCACTAAAATAGCTTCAGGCTTCTTCATTCTAATTCCACCTTACCCGTGAACAGGGTTTCCAAAATATCCTTAACCGCAGCGACACGCATACGGTTTTCTTCGGAGGCAGTCTCGGTCTCGTTGACTACGCGGCTGTCGTCCAGCACTTTCAACAAAATTTCTTTAATCGGCGCAGCATACGCCGAACGCTGAAAGCCCATTAAGGTACTGGCTTCTTTACGGCTCAACTGAATCGCACGGCCTGTACTTTCGGGCAGGTTAAGACGGTTCGCACTCATGCTACACCTTACTCAAGTAAATGGAGGCGAAGCTGTCAGTGACAGGTTCTACCATTAATGTTAAGTCAATCACATCGCCTATCGCAAGCGATGCAGCCTCTTGTTTGCACACAGTTATATCATAAGTGCCTGCCGGTAGCAAGTGAGAAGCCCCGCAGCCCAAAGGGAACGGGTACTTAAACTCACTCACATCACAACCGCTAGGGCATTCTACCACGCGTTCGACTTTAAGCCGGACACAGGGCGTACCCTCGTCCGATGTTGATGTATGCAACATAAACGGCGTAGTCACAGGGCCGATACGCACAGGCATCGACTCCTCGATGTGCGGATACAGTTTCGAGGAAGAACCAACCTCAATCGGTCGGCCCTCCGCCACCATAGTGATAACGGTCGAATCACACTTAGATGTAATCATAATTAGCCTCCGTTGGCGGCAGCAATAGCCGCTTCAGCATTAGGGCTGCGCCCCTGTAAATCAGGAACGCCACTGGCGGGGTCTTGCGGCATAGGCTGACCTGTAAGCTCGCCGAACGCTTCTTCACGGTCGAAGTCGGGGAAGATACCATCGGTGGACAAGCCCTTGTTCTTGAACATGGTGTACAAGATACGTTGCACCGCCGTAATCGGAACGACAGGCTGTTGGGTAGCTGGGTCAACCACACCGACCATACTGGAGATGGACTGCAATGCCCATTCGAGGTCGCCGTTCTTGCCCTCTTGTTCCATCAAGCCGGACACGCCACGGGCGTACACACGGATGTCGCCACGGATGTCAGGGTCGTTACTGGTACGAATCTCGTAGTTGATAAACTCTTGAACCACCGGCTCAATCAGGCCGGACTCAATCATACGCAGTGCCTGCTTAATGGCTTTGGTGGACTGGTTCAAAATGATGGACACACCACCAGCGGTACGACCAAGCGTACCCAACCCTTGCGGCGAACCAAACGCCACACGGGGGATACCAATCAGCTCGTAGCCGTAACCCATAAACTTATCGAACAGGGCAACAAGCTCGTTGGACAGCGACGGCACAGTATAGAAGCGGTAGGCAGGTGCGCCGCTACCGAACGTATCTTCCTCTACCACACGAATGGTGTGCGGAATAATTGCGTTCGGTGCATGGCCGTCCTTGACCGCGCCCTTGCGTACCTCGCCGATAGGACCACTGGAATATTGCATATTGCGTACCAAAGCACGAACGGAGGCCGTACACACACGCTGCGTATCGCGCAGCTTCATCGCTGGGGACGCACCCCAAAACGAACTCGGCACTTTCTCGAAGCAGGCTTTGTAGAACGGACGGCGACCCAACGGGTCAGGATTCAACAGGCACTTAATCACGCGACCGCCTACCACCCACACCTCTGCCTCGGACGCTCCATTCATTTCCTCTTCCGCGAACTGGATACCATACTCGGCGAGCAGGTCGTTGCGGATACGGCCATAGTAGCCCAATGCGTCAAACGCATCGAGGTCGGTCTTATCCCCGATGTCGGTGTCGGAGATGTCGTCATCGTCCACAGAACCATAAGGTAGGGGTGCGCCGTTCGGGTTCGCCTCGAACACTTCGGCAATCACATCCTCGTCATAGCCTGCGGCACTGCCCAACTGGAGCAGCTCGTTGCGTGTCAGGCGACGGCGTTCAATGACGTAATCCGCAGACTGAATGTCGGTTGCATAAGGAGCGGGGAAGAAGTCGAACGGGGAAATGTTCTCGACCTGACGCACGGTCTCGGTTGTAGGCGACACGGTTGTACCATCCCAACGCATGACGGTGCGGGTGTTTACCGCAGGGGCTTTCATAATCGCCGCTGGGTAAATGCAGAAGTGGTCGATGAAGTCGATAAACTGCGCCTCCCAGTCTGCGTCATACAGCCGGTCGGCAATGATGGTACGCAGTCGGTCCGCTGCCACACTCGCCTTGCGGTTCTCTTCGAGCTGTATAGCTGCCCGCATCTCGGACACTTGGGCGCGTACTGCATTAACGTCGCCGCCGTTGATGGCGATGAATGTCTCAAGGTCGCGTTCTACTTTCTCCAGCAAGTTCGCTTCCACGTCTTCCGGTAGGTCAACCACCGGTGTAGCGTTAATGGTGTAGGGCTGTGCGGTCGAGCCGACGAAGATGTCGCGTATCAGACCAACAATATTCTTCACGATGGGGGAACTAATATCCATAACGATGTCAGGCCCGTCCCCCGCAGGCGCAGTTAATGGCTGCCCATTCATCAACTTGAGGCAGTCCATCATATCGTTATAGTGGGGCATCTTGGCTTCACGAGCCTTACGGAAGCGTGAAACGACCATATCGCCCAGCGTGTCAATAAGGCTCTCGTCCATACTTAGCCTCGTGCAGTGCCGTTGGACGCGCAACCGGTGCGTTTACCGTTGCAACGTGCTTTCTTGGTAGTCATGACGACCTCCTTTGGTTGGGGTTAATCAAACAGTGTGTACCCCATGATACCAAAAAATAACCCGACTGTGGAAGTCGGGTGTCTCAAACCTGAAAAGGATTTAGATATGCAGTCCTCATGTTACAAAAAAGAAGCCCGCCTGTCAAGGCGAGCGAAGTGTTGATTTTAAAGAATGGATGAGCGCGTATTGTACCAAAAAAGAAGCCCACCGTACAAGGGTGGGCGCAAGCCGTTGGTTTGCAGATTAGACCGTCAGGGAGTAAAAATGAGCGAAATCAGAAATCACAACGACTATGCCATACTGTTACTGTATCTGTCAACACCACTCTATCTCTGTCTCGTACTGCGTCACGTCATCGTCGCCGGTGGACATGACTAATAACAGCCCAAGGGCCATGTAATGCAGGGAGTCTGCCAAATCGCTCACCCAGCCGACGTGGGACTTGGTTGGTGTGTCTGCGGTGCGCCCACCGCTGCGGTTCTCATATATATAGTCCGCTGCCAGTGCCTGAATGAGGAAGCGGCAGTTGTCGCGTATGAGCAGTCGCGGCTTGCCGCCCGTACCGAGTGATGACATGAAGCTGCGCACCGCAGCCAGTCGAGTCTCTAGCTTATTGCTGCGTGTCGGCGCGACGATAGGCACACCCTCTTTGCGAAGCACGTCGAACGGAGACAGGTTGATGTTCTGACCCCCGACCATACCGGCTGGGTCGCCGTAGGCCCTGACGCATATACCGTTGGGGTAGTCCCGCTTGAGCGCAGGCCGCACCGTAGAGCGGTAGAGCTGCTCGACGCTCATATCCTCGCCCATGAACTCGTCCAGTACCATGAGTGTACCATCCGACAAGAGTGTGCCGACGATGCAGACCGGTGTGCGCCCGAAGTCGAACGCAAGGTAGTAGTCGCGCAGCTCTTTGGTGTTGACCCGCTCGGCAGGGAACGTATGCACGTCCCGATGGAACTCAGGGAACACGACCTTGCCGTGTTTCACATCGGCGAACTCGCCCAGCACATAGCTCTGTATCTTACCCAAGTCGGGGTCGGCGAGCATGGCGTAGTAGTAACCGTACCCTTGCGCGAGGTTCTGAATGTTCTCCGCCTCCGGATTGGGCAACCACTCATCGTTGGGGTCGTGGCTGTTGGGGAATCCCACAGGGGGAATCAATGCCGGCGGCTGCTTGAACATCTCTACCAACTTCTCGACACCCATCTCACGCGCCACTTTCTCGAACTGTGCATCGCGCTCGCCGAGATACCATTTGTGCAACCATGAACCTTTGACCGGACCGTTGAACACACCGATGACACCTGTCCTATCGACCTTACCTTTTGTGCCGCTGGGGTAGCGACCGAGACGGCGCACCAATGCGAAGACCACGCTCTCCGGCATCAAGTTCAACTCGTCACACAATACCATTGTGGGTTCAGCCCCCAAGAGCTTGTCCTGCGCGTCCTCACTGTCGAGGGCGAGGAACTGCACCTCCATGTCGAGAGCCGTACCATCTTGCAGTCGTGCGCGTACCCTGCCGAACGGCTGGCTACCCTCCGTGACCTGCAACAGCGGACCAAACATATTCTTCATGGACGGGATGGTGTTCGATTTTAAGAGGGCGTAGGTGTTGCGTACCACCAAGGCGCGGAAGTAGCGGGTGTTATCCAATGGCGAGGGGGTCTGAAGCAGCGCAGAGCGCAGTAACTCCATGATTGCCCAAGAAGTTTTTGCTGAACCGGCAGGGCCGGCCACGAGACGAATCAATGCTTTAGAATTAGATGCACGGCGCAGGGTGGGGTACTGGTCGAGTGCGAAACCGATATTAAGGCTGCTCATGCTCGATGACCTCCATAGGGGTTAGTTGGGCGACGGAGGGTGGTGTCATACCACTGCCGAAGTTGACGTTGAGTACCATACCGCTGAACTGCTGCTCGTTGCGGGGTTTGATGTCGGCGATTTCGGCGATAGCGGCCATAGCTTTGAGCTTATCAGAGGTTTTTTCTTTGGTGCTGCGGGAAAGCTCGAACAGGTCGCGCAGGTTGGATTCCGACATCAATTTCGCTTGGGCGCGTAGCAGGTCTGTTCTACCATCGCCTATCTTGTCTCGGTGTGCCGAGACCCTTGCGTTGAAGTCGGGGTCGTCGAGAAGTTTTTTGATGTCGGAGGGCGAGAGGTCGTAGGCTGCGCCGATTTCCTCTTCACTATATAATCTGTTGGCGGTCAGCACCGCGAGGTCGCGGGCCAAAGAGTCTAAATCTATTGTCATTGGGATACCATCATGGACGGAAAAGTTTATCAGGGGGTCACATTCCCTCCTTATACCACACATGGGGACGGCTGCGTTTTTACCAACTGCACGTTCCTCGCGCCAAACGATTTCGGTAAGGGGTGCGTCTTTAAAGATTGCAACTTCGAGCGTTGCTGTCCACCTTATTATAATAACCGCTGGAGCAAAGTTGGCGAGGGTGGTGTCGTGGATGGAGGGTACTGGGACTATGTTACATTTGGAAAGGATACCACACTCAAGAGCGGAGGGGGAGGTTCGTACAGTATGGAAGAGGGTGTGACCAAAGACGCTGGGGCTAAGACCAGTGGTAGGGGTATTGCAGTTGAGGGTTCGGGCCATATCGTTACCGGCAAGTCGGTGTTGAAAATGGGCGACGCTCTGTGCGAGTGCGAAGATGAATGGGACAGACAGATATATGAGAAAGGGTATCTCGGACTGGATGATACCAATACCACGGTTAAGCTTGAGGAGGGCAAGTGATGGAAACATATTATACTAAAGTAAAGGTGCAGGCGGACAGGTATATAGTTGAGGCAGATAGGCCTACCATCATTATTGAGAATGAAGAGGTAGATGCGAACGACGGATGGGTTAAATCAAATGACGCGGCCAGTAAGGTAAGGTACAGACTTGACGATGACTGCTCATGTGGATAGTATGTCGCTGTCGGCGACCAATGCAGCGGGCGGCACTCGTGTCATTGGGGTAGGTTGCCGATACTACACCACGCTCCGGCGTGGTGTTTTTATTTCTGCTTGCGTAGCAAGTAGTAACGCGAGCCGTAGGCGAAGCGGAACGGATGGCTCACACCGTGAGTTGGACAGAAGAACGTAGCTATACCATCTTCGCCATCGTTGCCTCCTGCGCCGTCCATGCCGATAGGTGTGCGGTTCTACTATGTATAAATGCCTTGTTGTATATAAGTGGGGGATTATACCATCTTCGTCGTCTATGCCAGTCGTTGCATATAAATGCCCTGTTATGTAACCGATGCCGACCGTTGCCACTTTTTGTGGGACGTTGTGGATTGCGTGCGACTACCCTTTTCTCTGATGGGGGACGGCACCGCTCCCGTGTTCCAATAGGGGGCATATATAACGCCGTCTTTATCCGCCATCAACAAAATTTACACCGCCTGCTTCGACCTCCATCACGCGCCGAAAAATAAAACGGCGGTTATTTCAGACGGCAAAATAAAACAGGGTAAAGTAAATTTATTATGCGCTTATGTTGCTTTGCATATAATGCCTAGTTTATCCAACGCTACAAGAAATAACACCGCCGTTATACACTAACCTACATTTTATACAACAAGCTACTATATAAACGCGCTGTTAAAAATAAGTCCGTCTTTATATCAAAAATCATTAACATCTATAACGAAAAACAAGAGAAAAAATCGCGTATCGAGTATAAGCCGGCATTTGTCAAATAAGCGCGCCGTTATCTGATAAAATCGCTAAATAAGAAAACGATTACATAAAACGCCTGTTAGCATTGGGCGTTTTATCAGATAAATGCGCCGTTATATTAATTGTAAAGAAAGGTTAAAATAAAAGAATCGCTAGGCAATGGTATATAAAACGACATATATATAAAATGGCGGTTAGCAGTCGGTGTTTTATATAAGCACCGATTTATATTAGAAGTAATTTATCCGACCCCCGACTATTTGGTTAAATTATGTTAAGTCGTTGATTTTAAAGAAAAAGGTTAAGTTGTTGATTTTAAAGGGAAACTGAAGTTTGCCATGTTCAGAAAATCAAATAAAAGGGGACTTATTTTAGGGCGGAATAGTGGCGCGGTTATGTAATACCATGATTTGAAAGGAAAAAAAAGAGAAAAAAAGAATAGACAAGATATATATATATATAATAATATTATTTATTATTTATTTTACTTGTTTGGTTTTTTTTAACCGTCGATTTTTTTTTTTGAAAAAATTTTTTCATCTCTCGAGATGGTAAAAACACATCGCTAGGCAACTCAAATATCCCCCTTTTTATCCAAAATTCGTTCATTCCCAAACAAACATTTCTTTACACATTCCCTTACATATCTTAATCAAATAAGCCTTGACTTATTCCCCAAACGCGCCTATAATTCGATTCAACAGTTAAGCAAAGCCCAGCAACATTTAACGGCGCATTTGCTTAAGTATTAGATGGTATTTTTACGCCGTCTATTCCGTTCTTTAAATTTTTAGTTTGCAAGTCAAAATTTCTCTTGACTTATTCGACAAGCGCGGTTATACTACGTTCATAAAATAAACGAAGCCCAATAAATAACGGCACGTTTAACTGTTCTTTAACTGATTGCTTGTCTATGCACAATTTATTATCATAGATTAATATTGATTAACCCTATATCAGACAAGATGGCCTGGTAAAAAGGCGCTACAAATTCCCTTTACCCTATCGGCGCGGAATAGCTACATATATTAATTATGGTATTAATGCCATGCAAAAATAATTTGTTGATTAAAATTTTACTTGACAAGCTGAAATAGGACGGTTATAATAACACCATATTGTAAAAGCACGGTATCCAATCCGTGATGGTTGTTTATAGCCTAACATATAAACTAGATAAGCGGTATTTACGCCCTTGTCGAACGCTCCTTAACAATTCGGAAAAAGCACATCATGCGTGTCGAGTGTGGTATCTACCACCTTGACAGCAAAACAAGACAGACAGCCCGTAAGAGTATTGCGTTGGTATAAAGTGTGGAATGGATGAAATAAGCCTCTTCCCCTGTCTGTTCACAGACCTGCGACCGTAGCAGTGTATGCAAGAAAGCCAGCATGATGGTATAGCGTGCAAAGGTCAACATGGAGCTATTGCGCCCACGCCGTAAACGGCGTGGGCATGCTTAGGTTATTGATACAAGCCGTCTTGCTTGACGGCTTCAGTGAGTAACTTTGATGAGTGCAAAGCACGAATCAACCTATTATTACCCTAAAGGAAAGTAAAAATGGAAGTAAAAGTAAATGGCAAGTGGTATGACCTTGATTGGTTCGATGATTTTGAAGAAATCGAAGACATGGGCGAAATCGAAGACACCAAAGGCCTACCCGATGGCCTCGATATTGAAACCCACTGGGATGAAATCCAAGAGTATCTTGGTTTGGCCGATGAAGAACAGGTCGTCATGATGGCATACTACGAAGCGACCAATACTTTCGATTGGTCTGAAGCACAGGAAGCCTATGTGGGCGAATACCTCAATGATGCGGAATTTGCGGAGGCATTTTGCGAAGAGGTGGAAGCTGATACCTTAGGAGGCCTGCCCGATTATCTGAAATTTCACATCGATTGGCAAGGCGTGTGGGACGGCGAGTTGCGCCACGATTATTTTGAAGTAGATGGTCTATACTTCCGCAATGTGTAAGCCTGCTTATCCAAGCCGTCAAGCAAGACGGCTTCAGTAAGTGGACTACCTTATATACATGAAAGGAAATCAAAATGACAACCGCATGGCGTTTGAAGAGTTTTACCTATCGGCAGGCTATGGCACAGAAGCCGACCTTGACTTTTACTGCCTGACAGCCGAAGAAGAGAAACTTTACCCTGAACGGCATGGGTTTGTGTCTTACACGTCTAAAGAAGTTAACGAACTGTTCGGCTTCTTCGTGGCTGGTTTACGCTACGGACGACAATAAAAGGAAATCAAAATGTTGAAAGAGTTAATCCAAACAACCGAGCCTAAAATTTACATCTCCGTGTTTGATGACTACGCGGATTGTTCAGATGATGAAACACCTATGCGCTATTGTTCAGTCCAGTGGGTGTGGCAAGATTCCGCCGACAACTGGGCATGGTTGGAAACAATGGGTATCATTAACGAGCCTGACGATGACGGCCATATCGCTATTGAGTCCATCGCTTATGACTTTTCCGACTACACAGGCGGATTCAGCCGTGAGATGACGAAAGAGGAAGAGTGGGAGCTTGACGATGCCATGAGTGCGAGTGCGAGCAAGTACAGCCCCTTGTTTTACCCTTATAACATGGAGATTTTATGATGGATACTATTGAAAAACTGGTTGACCTGTTGGAAACCCAAGAACCTGAATGTGTGGTAACTGTAAACACCGGCTACACATATGAAGATGACGAGGGGCAAGACGTAGAATATGCCTGCGATGTTACCCTGTATTGGGGCAATCGGGATTATCAAATGACTGTTACCGCGCCATTGTGTCGGATTGGTATCCCTGACGAGGGCAAAGGCTACAACATTGACACCCTGTACTGGGGCGGTACGTCCGCCGATTGGGATTACTATATCAATGTAGCTGGGCTGTCTGAAGATGAAGAGATTGCCTTGTACGACATGATGGAAGACAAGATGGCATGGTATGACCCGAAACAAAGCGGATATACCATTACTATTGAACATTACTAAAGGATAGTAAAAAGTTTAGGGGAATGATATGAAACCTTTGAAAACCCATTATCCAAACGTGACTATTGGTATCTTAGACACTGAACCTTATGGCAATGAATATCCATGTGAGCTGGCCGTTCACTGGCCGACCTGTGGCATTGAAGCCGTTGTCTGTGGGTACATTGAAACCGACCAAGATGGTAACTTTGATTTGAACACTTTTACCTATGGGCAAGGCCTGTCTGACAGCCGTATGGCCGACAATGACAACTGGCATAGCGACTGGGGAATGGAAATCAGCATTCCCGCCGGCGTGGACTATACCGCCGACGATGTTGGTAAGGCTATGTTAACCATCATGCACCGATTGACACTCGCGCGTATTGAACACGCATAAAAGGCAAACAACCATGAATAAACTGATTGACTTTTTCCATAACCCTGAATCCAAAACTTTACATTTGGGTAATGAGGGTTTCCTTGCCAGCCGATACAATTCGGGCGAAATCGCCGTGTGGTACAGAGGCTGTATGCTTCTCCGGTTTACCCCTGACGGCTTGCAATGGATTGTACACACCTACCCCCTGTCGAGCCGTGCTGACTGCAACCGTATGACCGATATTTTCGCCTTGCTGGGTATGCCCCAGCTCCGTGTGAGATGGTCTATGAGGGGCGAATCTATCCAACGTGTGCATAACGGCCTTGTCATGGCCGAGTACAGCCTGCCTTTGAAACAACCGTTGAGAGTAACAGTATGAACCCAACTACCTACACTATCCCTGTTAAGTTCGACATTTGGGATACCCAATACGCCATCACCGACCATGACGACCACATGATTATTAAATGCCCATGCCGTAAGTACGAGCGGGGAAACAGCCAGTCGTGGGGATTGGGGCATTACACCGAGACTGTAACTAACCTTAATACCATCGCCCTTATTCGTAAAATGGTTGAGTGCGGTGGGGCTGGCCTACTGTCAAAAAATAGTATGGCGTGTTTTAGTGTAGAGGATGTTATTTTTGGTATTCCAACCGCTTATGGTTGGACACCGGAGGATTTTGAATGAAAACCAAAGAGATGACAGAAGTCCGCGCCAGTGTGGGCTTTCCAATCCTGACACCGCCGAACAGTAATTACATTCCGAAACAGTGTCTGTTCCGCCATGAGGCTATCATGCTTCGCGGTCGATGGTCTGAAGAGTCCGTCCGCCGGTATTGCGTGGCACAAGCCAAGAGACAGGGCTACGACCGCGAAATCCTTGATATTGAGTACATCTACCTTGACGGTACAGGCGACAGTCTGACCGTGAGTCTTGATTGATACTTTTAGGAGTGGCGCGTGACCGTTTATATCATTGTAGCCCTTATTCTCGCTATGTGTGTTGATGATTTCGTTATCGTTTTGGGCGCAATCTTCGTCCTTACGTTGCTAACGATAATTAAGTAATTGTTTATAACCCGATTATGGTTATCTAAAGAAAGTGAGACAACAAATGAAAGCCAAGCTGTTTGAGGTATTGGAACGCCGATTTCGTGAGATGTTCCACGTCCGCCCCGATATTGAGATGGACGAAATCCACCTGTGGGTAACGCGTGAGACTGACGGCGCGTTGTTGTACACGTCATGGGCGGAAGCCGAAGCCGTCCTGCGTGATCTTGATACCTTGTCTGTTGTCGGTGCTCTTATGCGCCGTCTGTATGACAAATTCGGCACAGTCGATAACGACATTGAGACATTCGAGAACCCATGCTTGCTGGTACAAACCCTTGCTCTTGAGATGTGCGAGGACTTGGTGTGGCGGTTGTTCGAGAATCAGATGGACAACACCGGCACGATTCCGCCTGAAGCGTGGGAGTACCTGCAAGCAACATTCGACCGCGCGGTCGAGGAAACAAATTTATTTGAAAGCCTTTGGAGCAACCTATGAAACCTATTATGTCACTTGAACGCCGAGATGCAATCTTGGCGATGGAAAACAAACGAACTCAAATCATCTGCGCCTTGATGGAAAACGACCATGTGGACGGCTTAGAAGAAATCCTGCGACTGGTTGACCGGCCTGTCGTTACGCGCGAAGCCCTCATTCACGAACCTGAAGATTGCACCATTAAGCAGATTGATAAGTGGTATGACTTGATTGCCAACGCCTGCCGATGGTTGCAAAACCTAAACTTAACCATGACAGACCATGTACCTGTCCATTGGTATGACGCGGAAACCCAATCTATGATATGGGAGTATGCAGACGAGCTTGTGTTCTGTATTGACGAGCAGGAGAACCCATATCAAGGTCAACGGCTGTATTGTAGTGCGATTGACTTCTATGCCCTTGAAGTGTGTGAGGGACTGAAAGCCTCCCTGCTTGACTGCGACACTGAAGAAGCCAAGCGGTTGATGGGAGTGATTAAACAAGCTATGAAAGAGTACATCTAAAATGAAACCTGAAATTTTTGAAGAAGTTGAAAACCAACTGATTGACGCTTTGATTAGCCACGATTTGCATGGCGTATCCACTGTTGATATGCACCATAGTGTTTACAATCAGTCCGAAACTTATGTGCATTACGAAGACGCGGAACGCGACCTTGAACAGCTTGGTACATTCCTTGCCATTCGTACTGTGATGGAGTACGAACAAGACAACTTCGGCCAAACCGCGCCAGCCGAGAAGTACGGTAACTCTTGCTGGGTGGCTAACATGGTGGTCTATATCTTGGGCGAAGCCTTAATCTACCACCTGTTCGGCGATGACGAGGACTTCGAGAACGACAGCTACATCACGCCTGAGATTGCTCAACGGTACAGCATCATGCTGGACGAAACACTGGCCGAAGAACCCGACCTGATTGCACACCTGTGGAATCGTCTGTAAGAAAGGGAGCATTTATGTACAACACAGAAACAATGGCAAACCTGTGCGATATGCGCAAAGCCATCATCAATGGGCTGGCATCTATGGGGTTAGCACCCCATCAAATCTATGCCTGCCTGCAAACCCCTTATACCAATAATGCGTATGAGTACATGGAGGATGCGACCAAGCACTACGACAGCATTTCCAAGTGTATGACCCAGCTTGAAGTGTTGGGTATTGCGCCAGATGATGCCACTACCCAAGTGTATTATTTCGACTGGGAGGAGGGTGTATATGAGGAAACTGTAAGCGCGTTGATGATGTACAGTAACCCTTATGCTGGGCAACAGTTGGTAGTGGAGGTCAAAGATATTATCCCCAAAATCCTGCGCCCTTTGATGGACGAGGCTATCGAAGCTGGCGATGCCCAGTGTATCGACCGACTGGCTCAAGCGATGGTCTATGTACTCACTGAACTGCAATCACAGGAGGCAGGCGATGTCGATTAAATCCGTGAGCCAAGCCACCGGCATTAGCGTGTACAAACTCAACAAAATGCTGGCGCAAGGGCTGATTCCGCAAATCACAGTAACCGATGTGTTCGAGTACCAACGCCGTGAGTCCATGCGCAATGCACGGCTGACGGCTGGCGAGGTGGTAGCCTACCTGCGCCATGACGAGGGCGCGTATCGTGAAGCCCTTGCCTGTGGCGCAATCATGCCTACGGTTGATGGTAAGTTCGTGGGCGAGGACGTGGTAAACCTGACACCACACCGACACGCCCTGCTACCGCCACACCCTGCCTACACACCGACACGCCCCGAACCAAACCTGCCGATAGTGTGGGGCTTCGTTACTAATGCTTCCCAGTGGCGATTCGACCGCGCCTTTGAAGCCCGACTGCAACAGTCGGAGTTTTGGACTCGCACTGAGGACGGCTTCCACGCCCCCGATGGTATTTATAGCAAGCCACAAACACGCGGCATACGCAAGACCTTGCGCGCCAGCCGACTGGCTAACGCGCCACTGTATGCACCCGACGTGGAGGCTACACCGACAGGGCAAGCCGAGCGCATCAAGGTGCAAGGTTTCACGACCCCCCGTGCAACAGTGGTTAATCTGTCTGTGATGGACGACTACGGCGTGTGGGCGCACTCGCACGGCGTGTACAACGCGCCGGAGGCTTGGGATAAAGCCCTGCAACGAGCCGTCAACGCATTAGGCATGGCGTTGGCAATGTCCCCTACCGAGACCATAGATAATGTGTTGGATTGCCTCGCAAGCTGGCTGGACACTGCTGTGTAAAACATATTGACACACGAGAGATTCTCTCGTATTATTAGATTAAACCTTAATGGAGTAAAACAAATGGTAACTACAAAATTAGACCTGCAAAACCCTAGCACCGCTATGCTCTTGGGCGACGAAGCGCGTAAGAACTACGAGCAATTCATTACCGATGCCAACGACGACCTATATGAGCAGTGATAAACCGCTGACCCTAGTCACGGTAGATGTGGATTACCCAGCATTGTTTATCTACGACGCATGGCAGTATGACACTGAATTATTTACGCGACTCGTTGCCGACGCGGGCTTCCCTCATTTATGCAAAGATATTACTGCTGGGCAAAGTGCCGTTACGTTTATCGACTGGAGCGCAACCAAAGAAAAGGATTAAATCATGATTAATGAAACAGCAGAAAGCCGCTATGCCAAAATCATGGCGGTAAAAGAAGTGTTCAGCACCCACCCATACTGGCACATCAGCAACTACCCTTATCCGCATGAGAACGTCTTGGCTGATTGGTTTGATGTGGTAGTCAACTACCCTTATCCGCATGAGAACGTCTTGGCTGATTGGTTTGATGTGGTAGTCAACGACCAACCTCCGCCGCCAAGTGTCCGTGCAATGTGCGAGACCATTCACGATGAGACCGATGGTGTGTCGGCCTACGACCTCGAAGATGCCCTCGATACTGACGGCGATTATATGTACGTCATGTGTGAGGCGTACGAGTTCTGCAATCCGTACCTAACCCTCGAACAGAAGTACACCGAGTACAAAGCCCATCTGACAGAGTTTGTTAAATATATGAAAGAGCAATCATGAAATACGCAATCCGAACTATCCTCGCCGTCGCCGCTATCGGTGGTGGCGTGTACGCCATGAGCAGTACCGATGGTACGATTGATACCACCAGTCATCAATGCGCCCAACGTGTCGCCGAGCTTGAGAACCAAGTGGCGGTGTACGAGCAAGCCAAAGTGATTGAAGAACAGTACGACAAGCTCGATGCGATGGAGCGTGTGCGTGGCGATGCGGAGGCCAGCCGATGAAAACCTATGTACTGGTAGCTTCTGCCGATTCCACCGCCGACAGCGCAATTATGGCGCAGCTGTCCGCCACTCGATACCGAAGTATCCCCGCCATGCGCGACGCGGTTGCCCAAGCTATTGGGGCTTTCGGTAATAACGACTGGTCTTATTATTCTATTGAGTGTTTCCGCGAGAAGTGGAACGACTCTACGGTGTTGGACAATGTGTTTTCGTCGGGTGAATCTTACATTGCATTCTTGGAGGTGGAACATGACGAGTAACACACCCGAAACCTATGCCGACCTGCTCAAGGCACGGGGCGATGTCCCCATCTCGGTACTGCGCCAACTCAAGGCGCAAATCGACAGCCTGCTGGCACTGGTCGATACCCTTGATGTAGATATGCAACTGACCCCTGCGCCTGACGATGCGACGGCGGCCATTGCCAACGCACTACGCGCCCGATACCCTGATTTCGCCGACAAGAGCGATGCAGAGGTGCTGGCATACTTCAACGTGCAGGTGGGCGCATGATTAAGATTGATGCCATACCGTTGGGTGTGCGGGCAGTGAAGCCGAAGCGTAGCAGTACCACGCCGGAGAGCGCGGTCGTCCATGCTGTGAAGCAGTGGGCTAAAGGCAAACCCGACGTGTACATCGTCCGTGTGGTACAAGCCGGCGAGGTGGGCGTGCCTGACTTCCTGCTGTGTGTCTGCGGACGGTTCGCCGGTGTCGAGTGCAAGGCCAAAGGTCAAGCACCACGCACCAACCAACGCCTGCAACTTGGGCGCATCACTGCCGCCGGTGGCTTCGCCCTGTGGGGAGATGCCGACACCCTTATCCCTGAACTCGATATTATTTACCAAAGGTTGAAGAAATGAGTAGCAAATCCGAATTTAACCAAGCCATGAACAGCGTGCTTGATGTATTGCACTTGCACCCTGATGGTGTTGATATGATTATCGATACGGTAATCGAAGTCCTGTCTGCGATAAGCGCGAAATCCGACTACCAAATCGAAGCCCTAGCCATGGTTAAGCGACGCGCTGAAGCTATCCGCGAAGCCGTGAAGAACAACCCTTTACCTGAGCTACCCGACCCATGCAAACAGCCAGTTCATTGACCGCCAAACGCAAAGAGGCGAAGCTGCAAAAGCAAGCCGAGCGATTGGTAAAACGTACCAAGCGTGAGACCCACGCCAGTTTCAAGACCGACCGCAACCGCGACAACAAGGTGCTGAATGGTAGGAAGATGTACTGCAAGAAGATGATGGACGCGTCCCTTATCGACCGCGACACCCTGTACACCTACCTGTCAGAGATGTGGTTGCGACTGGGCGATATGCCCTACATGACCGACCCCAGCACCCTGACGTTCTTCACTCGCGCCCTGAATGCCTACCACATTCTCGCCCGTATGTACGCCCAGCCCAACATGGGCAAGACGGTTGAGTTGTGCAAGGTGGCCTACTCTGCATTGGTAACGTGGCTCACTGACTTCGATGAGCTGGAGAGTCCGCAACGCCGACGCGAGGTGCTGTCGCCCCTGTACACAGTCTGCCTGTGTATCGCTGACAGCTACGAGCATATCAGCCAGCACCTGTTCGAGTACCTGACGAACTACACCCGCGCCCAGCAGGTATGCAAGAAGATATGTATCACGGCCACCGTGCGCCAAGCGTTGCTCGATGAGTTCGTCGCAGTGGTAAATGGTAAGGACGTGTGTCAAGCGGCTAAGGTTTCCGGTCTGCCGTACAACGAGTTCCGAACCGACATCATCGTGTGGGCTAACCACCTGTACGACATTCACACCCTCGTTCCCAACTCGCCACCGGCGAGCCGACCGCGCTCTGTCCCTGAAATCCGTGTGGATTGGTTGCAGATTCTACTGGCGGACAACTTCAAGTTCCTGCGTGGTATCCTGCTCGATGCAGAGGGCGAACTGCGTACCCTTGAGAACAAGACCGGCCTGTCGGTGTTCGACTGGGCGGCGCATGAATCCAAAATCTTAGGAGTCAAATTATGAAGTATTTACTTGTACCGTTGGCACTGCTCGTTTTCGCCCCTGCCGGCCTGCTATGGCTGGTAGCCGAGATACTGTATGTAGTTGTGTTCTTCTTCAAGTTGTTCAGTTCCATCTTGGCTACACTGGCAATGGCCGCCAGTGCCAAAATCGACTGCGAGGTACGCAAAGACCTCTATCAAGGCGACATCATTGGTACGACCAAACAGCTTATCCGCACCGAAATAGCCGAGCAGATGGAAGCCCTGCACCTATCATCTGTATTCTTTGAAAGGAAACGCTGATGGCCTATATTGTCGCACCTATTGCCTACCTGTGTCTGCTTGTGTTGCTGGTAGCTTACTCTGTGTGGGACGGCCTTGTCCTACTGCTGTTCGCCCTCCGCGCACTCATTGAAGTTTGTGTGCTGGTGGTAAGCGTACTGCTCGCCTCGACCGATGTGTCCCTGCGACGTATGTCCAACAATGCCGACCATACAGTGTGGGGTGTTGCCAAGTATGAGTACCGCAAGATGATTGGTATTCTGCGCCGTGACCTGTGGGCTACACTCATGACACCTAAACTCGTTATGGAATTAACACGATGAATTATCTTACCCTCGACTTTGAAACGTATTACGACAAAGAAATCAACCTCAAGAAGATGACGACGCAAGCCTACGTCATGCACCCGCAGATGGAAGTGTTGATGGTCTCTGCCAAGTTCAACGAAGACCCTGTGCAGATTATTGACGGCGAGCAAATCCCTACGTTCTTCGCTACGGTTGATTGGTCTAATACTGCGGTCATTGCGCATAACGCCGTGTTCGACGGCAGTATCCTGTACTGGCGGTACGGTGTGCGCCCTGCGATGTTGATTGATACCATGAGTATGGCTCAAGCATTAGGCGTTCCGACCATTGCCGGTAGTGCCAGCCTCGCCACCTGTATCCGCTTGTTGCAAGAAGCAGGGTACGCCGTACCGCCTAAAGGCACAGAAGTGCTGGACGCATTGGGCAAACGCCGTGCCGACTTCACGCCGCAACAGTGGGCAGCCTACCGCGAGTATTGCAAGAACGATACCGACATCACATGGTTCTTGTTCAAAGTGCTGCGTCAGTACCTGACGGACGAGGAGATGCGCTTCCAAGACATCATCCTGCGCTGCTACACCGAGCCACGCCTGACCGTTGATATTCCTACGGTCGAGTACGAGCTTAACCGTTGCCGTACCTACAAGGCCGAGCAGTTGGCAGAGGTGTGCAAGATGTTCGGTACAACCCAAGACAACCTGTCTGCGCTTTTGCGTAGTAACGACAAGTTCGCCGAAGTCCTACGCAGTATCGGTGGTGTGACCGAAGAGGAAGCCGAGCAAGGCAAGAGTGGTACGTTTATTATTCCGACCAAAGTGTCTGAAAAAACCGGCAAGACCACATGGGCGTTCGGTAAGACCGACGTGGCGTTCAAAGAATTATGCGAGCATGACGACCCCAAAATTCAGGCAGTCTGCCAAGCGCGACTTGCGGCTAAGTCCAGTATCGACGAGACCCGATGTCTCAAGTTCCTTGAGTATGGTAGCTATGGTTTCCTGCCGATGGGCTACAAGATAGGCGGAGCGCATACAAATCGCATGAGCGGCGGTAGTGCTGGGTCGGCAAATATGCAGAACCTACCAAGCGGACGACGCGAGGGACAGAGCGACCTGCTGCGCCGTAGTATCATCGCACAAGGTAATAGTGTCATAGTAAACTATGATGCCTCGCAAATCGAATGCTTGGATTCCAATGGCATGGTTCTTACCCATCGCGGCTTAGTTAAGATGCGCGACATTTCCATTGACGATTTGTTGTGGGACGGAGTAGAATGGGTTTCCCACGATGGATTAGTTATGAAAGGAATCAAAGATGTCATCACATACTCCGGCATTACCGGAACACCTAACCACATCGTCTATACTGCCGACGGACGAGCTATCCCGCTCGGTCAAGCGGCGGCTGAACACGCGAAAATCTTGGTTGGCGAAGTTGGCGGGCAAGCAGTTCGGTCTGTGGTCTGTACTGGACAAACCAATACCATTGATGACTCCGTACATTCAGGTGTGGTGTCGATGCCAGTGTGGGGTGGAGCAGTTAGTGAATGCCAACGACGTGGAGCGTGGGGCTTCTCGTGGCTGCGTGTCCTGCATGAATCGAAAGTATCTGCATATACCAAAGCTACCAGCGGAGCAACTGCAACAGCGATACAACGCGCTGGTCGAGCGGTGCAAAGCAAACAAATACACCACACGGCGTTACGCTGGGGTAGAGAATCAGTTTGCTTCCTGCGAAGACTTTGTGGAGTATATGTGGGCGACGTTTCCAATGCCCGATTATCGGGGGCTGGAGATAGACCGTATAGATACCAATGGGCATTACGCCAAAGGGAATCTTCGGTTGGTAACGCGCGAGCAGAATGCACAAAATCGGAACTGCAATGTCATGGTCTCCTACGATGGGCAAGAGATGTCGGTGGCAAAATTCACGCGCGATTATGTGAAGCGATATGGGGTGGACACTGTTACCGACTGGCTACGCAGTGGGCTTACGCCGGCGCAAGTAGTGGACATAGCCAAAACACGAAAGCGAGTATGGGTAGCACTCAATGGAAAATGGTATTCCCGCGCCGAGTTTATAAAACAGTTCTGTCCTCATTACCACGAGGCGACGGTGTACAAAGCAATAAAGTCCGCTGCGACGAATGGGGAAACCCTATCACAGGTACTATCGAAGTATTCGATATTGTCAACGCAGGACCTCGACACCGTTTCACTTATAACGGATTAGTGGTAAGTAACTGCCGCGTGTTAGCCTACATCGCAAATCAAACCGACGTGCTTGGGGTGTTCGCCTCCGGTGGCGACGTGTATTCGTTCGCTGCGTCTAAGATTCATGGTATTCCATACCAAGAAATTATCGATGGGCGCAAGAGCAGCGACCCTGAAACCGCACACAAGTACAGTATGATGCGACAGTACGGCAAAACCGCCACCCTCGCTTTGGGGTATGGGCAAGGTGCGCAAGGCTTTCAAAAGTACGCGCTCGTCAATACCGGCATCAACATGACGATGGACGAGTCTGCGACCACTGTCCGCGCATGGCGTGACGCTAACGGTTTCATCACAGGATTTTGGCGTATGTGCGACCAAGCTCTTGCCACGATGGTGGCAGGTGGACAGATGTACTTCGGCGGGGCGGACGGCAAGATGTTCTTCGCCGATGGCAACCGATATATCTTCGGTCGCAAAGTAGCTGGTATCCGTATGCCTAACGGTTTATGGTTAAATTACCCGAACCTTAGTGCCGATTTCACAAACCCGCGCCGCCCGCAATACTTCTACGACAAGTGTGGCTACAACGGAAAGCCTTTAAAAACAAAGGTGTATTCCGGATTAGTGGCGGAAAACATCACACAAGCACTCGCGTTCGCCGTCATGAAAACCCAAGCCGTATGGATTGCCCAATACTACCCTATCGTAATGAACACGCATGATGAATGGTGTATTGTCGTACCGCGCGAACAAGCAGAGGTCGCGGCGGGGTATATGCACCGCTGTATGTGTACCGCCCCTGATTACATTCAGGGTATCCCACTCGCGTCAGAGGGTGGCTGGGCGCAGAGCTATGGCGCAGTCGATGATGACTGGTCTAAACGCCCGAACAACCCCGACCGCAAACATATTTTCAACCCCCAAACTGGAGAAATCCTATGACAGCCCAACGAACTAAAGACTGGAACGAGTTTGCCGCTAAGGTGGCAGACCACATCGAGAACTACACCGTGCCGCAATACGGCGACGCGCCAAACGACAACGTAGAGGCGTGGTCGGCGCAAGACTGTATCGCCCAAGTGCAGAAGTACGCCGCACGTTTTGGTAATAACCAACGCACCGGTCAAGAGGAACTCGACCTCATGAAGATTGCACACTACGCGCAACTGGCTTTGGGTAAGCTGAAACAAAAACCTTTCTGCGATGCAGTAGCTATTGAACATCTGCTTGCGGGTAAGCCGGTACGTTCCGCCCTCGACAGAAATACCATCGTCCTCACTATTATTGACGGTAACGCATTATCCCGTTTTGTCAATACCAACTACGGTACGGGCGACGACGAAGTGAATCTGCCGATTCCAAACCAGTATCTCGTCCTCTTCCCAAATGAACGCGTGGGCTTCTCATACAGCCTGCCGGTAACAATGGCTGGTTGGATTCTTGCCACAGAGGACGAAATCCGTGCTGCGCTGGCACGTAGCGGGCAACCAGTAGAGGCCGCCTATGCCCCGCGTTAATCAGTCAGACCTCATCATGCGCTTGGCGTTGGAGTTCGACTTACCCGTATCTCATGCCAAGAAGATGGTAGATTTCCTCGTCACGCAAATGTCGGAGGAATTGATTAAGGGTAATCCGGTGTCGTTGCACAACTTCGGTACATTCCATCGCGCGGCGGCGTTCAGCAAACCGACAGGTAACTTCGGCAAAGGTGGTATCGCCCACTACAAACCGCGCGTCCGTTTGGTAACATCCCTCAAACTTCGCCGACGGTTATAAGTAGTTGCAACACGAGAGAATCCTGCGTATAATAGCGCAGGATTTTTATTTATAGGAACAGACATGAGCAAGCATAAGGTATTAAGTTACAGTGCCATCTCTCAATTTGAACACTGCCCTTTGCAGTACAAGGTGGTTAAGCTCGACAAACTGTACCCATACGAACAATCAGAAGAAGCCAAGTGGGGGGACTACGTTCACAAATGTTTAGAAGACGCAATCATGCAAGGCGTACCGTTGCCAAACAACGTGTCGCAATATCAACCATTAGTAACCGCCGTCGAAACGCGCCGCGCCAACGGGTGGGAAGTAGATTGTGAGCGCACGTTCGCAATCCATAACGACTACACCGCAGAGTTCACGACAGACCGAGACGTATGGTGGTCTCCACGCAACGCGCTGGCCGGTAAGATTGACGTGTTGATGTTATCGCCTGATAAGGACGAGGCCGTCATCGTTGACTGGAAGACCAACAAGTCTGCCAAGTATGCCGACCAAAAGCAGATTGACCTGTATGCGTTGTGTGTGATGTTGGCTATCCCGACCGTGACTAAGGTCACTGGTTGCCTCATGTTCGTCTGCGACGACTACAAGATGGTACGCGCTACCTACACTCGCGCCGACATCGACAGGCTGAAAGAGGAATGGCGTTGGAAAATCAACCGCGTCGTCCTTGCCATCATAAACGACAACTTCCCAGCAGGCGAGGCCACACCGCTGTGTGGTTGGTGTCCGCACAGTGAGTGCGACAACTGGCAACAAGGGCAGGACTACCTTGCCCGAAGAAAGAAACGTAGATGACCCGTGATGATTTTATTGCCGCTGCCCGCGCAGTGCAGCCGAAAGAGTATGATTATTCCAACCTAGACGACAACGTAGTGAAACGCCATAAACTGGCAATCCGCTGCCCCGAACATGGAATGTTTTACCAAGATGGTAGGAATCACTTACACGGGCGTATTGGTTGTGATAAGTGCCGGCGCGCGATTGATTCCGCGAAGCGTACTGCGCCTTTCATCGCTAAGGCTACGGCGCATCATAAGGGTAAATATGATTATTCCAAAGTGCAATACGTTGACTTGGATACACCAGTAGAAATCGTATGCCCCACCCATGGTAGCTTTATGCAAACGCCTAACGGTCACTTTTGTCACGGCTGCCCGAAGTGCGCGCCCAATGCCGCAGTAGATTTCGACGAGTTTGTAAATCGTAGTCGCGCCGTGCATGGCGACCGGTATGTGTACCACCGCGAGACGTATAAAGGTGTATCGTCCAAAACGCGCATCACTTGCCCCATACATGGCGACTTCGAGCAAGCTCCATATAAGCATTATGGTGGACAGGGGTGTGGTAAATGTTATGTACACCGCGCTGCGTTCTCATTCCTCGACGACGCTGCGGCAGTGCATGGTACTAAATACCGGTACTTGGAGGAGTATAAAGGCTACTATGTACCGATACGCATTGAATGCCCCGAACATGGAGAGTTCACGCAAACACCAAGCAATCATCTGCTTGGTAGTGGCTGCCCCAAATGTGCTTATGCTGATGGCCGCTCTGAAATTGAGCGTCGCATTTCTGCTAAATTCCCACTGGCGGCGCAAGGCAACCGTAAGGTATTGCACGGGCAAGAGATAGATTTGCTTATCAGCCCATCACTCGGTGTGGAAATCAATGGTATGTTTTGGCACTCCGAGCGTAAAGGTCGCGGTAAGGATTACCACTTAGCCAAGACTACCGAAGCAGCTTCGGTAGGCGTACAACTCTTGCAGTTTTGGGACAAGGAAGTAGAGGCCAACGAGGATATTATCTGTTCAATGATTAGGGCAAAAGCCGGACAGTCAGAGAATATGATTTTCGCACGGTACACAACTGCCGCCGTGATACCATCTAACACAGCCTACGAGTTCCTGAAAGTCAACCATCTGCAAGGTGCGTGTCCCGCTACCGTCTGTATTGGTCTGTACCGCATGGGTGATTTGGTAATGGTAGCGACATTTGGTAGGCCACGGTTCAATAAGGACTACCAGTGGGAACTGCTGCGGTTATGCTCCGTACTCAATACCACCGTAGTCGGTGGCGCGTCGAAACTGCTAAAACATTTCATGCGCAACCATACTGGTAGTATCTTGAGCTACGCAAACCGAAGATGGTCTGACGGTAAAGTCTATAAGCAGCTTGGTTTTACCCTCGTTCGTGAGACCGAACCAAGCTATGTGTGGTTCGATGGTGTTCGCGTGTTATCTCGTTACCAGTGTCAGAAATCGAAACTTCACAAATTGCTCGGCGATAAGTATGACCCCGCTAAATCCGAGCGGGAGAATATGGTAGCCTGCGGTTACACTAGGGTGTGGGACTGCGGCAATTTAGTATATGGATTAAGTAATGACTAATATGTATTTCCCGAACGTGCATGAGCGCGTTCTCCGCATTAAGACCCCAGACATCGCCGCCGTTACCGCAGCGATTCCCGATGCGCGTCCGGTGGAATACCACCCTGACGGCACGGTGTGGGTCGATGTCGATTGGACGTTCGACAACATGACTAAGCTCTCGCTCGCCGGTCAACCGGCAGTGAGTACCATCTTCGATGGTTACGCTTTCAATGGTCGTAACCGGCCGTACTACCACCAGCTTCGTATCGCGGAGTTCCTGTCACGCAATCCTCGTGCTTACTGCTTCGCGGGCATGGGGACTGGCAAGACCCGTAGTGCGTGTTGGGCAATGGATTACCTCATGTCCATTGGTGTCATCGGTAGGGTGTTGGTGGTCTGCCCTAAGTCGTTGATGTACTCCGCATGGGTGGACGACATCATGGCAACCTGTATCGGGCGCAGACACTGCGTCCTGTATGGCGACAGCAAGCGACGCAAAGAGCTGGCGCGGCGTGACAACACCGAGATAGACATCATCAACTTCGACGGCGTGGAGATTATCTCCGACACACTGGCGGTCAACAACTACGACCTGATTATCATCGACGAGAGTACCGCGTACAAAGACCCATCGACCAAACGTTGGAAAGCGTTGGCGAAGCTGATTACCCCGCAGACAAGAGTGTGGGCGTTGACCGGCACACCGACACCGCAAGGTGCAATGGACGCATACGGACAAGGCAAGCTGGTAAACCCTACGCGTATGCCACGCACCAAGACCGCCTACCGCGACATGGTACAGTACAAGGTCAGCACCTTTATATGGCGCGACAAGCGCGGTTGGCAAGATACCGTTAATCATCTTTTGCAACCGTCCATCTACATCCGCAAGGCCGACTGCCTCGACCTGCCGCCGGTAACGCGCAGCTACCTCGACGTAGGGTTGAGCAAGGCACAGACCCTCGCCATCAAAGCTATGGTTGACGACATGGTTGCCAACTTCGACACAGGCCATCAAGCCGTCGCTGCCAACGCCGCCGTGCTGCACGGCAAGCTGCGGCAGATATACGCAGGTGCTATCTACGCCGACGACGGTACAGCTATGGCACTGGAGAACAGGTCGCGCATCGAAGCTACCATCGACCTCATACGTCAAGCCCGCGAGTCGGGAGACGACAGCGTGGCAGAGGGCAGACCGCACAGCAAGGCATTGGTGTTCGTACCATTCAAGCACGTCATGACGGTACTGGAAGATGCCCTGCGTAAACACTTCGACGTGGCGGTCATATCGGGCGACACCAGCGTCCACGAGCGCAAGCGCATCTTGGATAACTTCCAGCAATCAGCGACACCGGAGGTCATACTGGCTATCCCCGAAGCGTTCTCGCACGGCGTGACGGCCACCGCCGCCAGCCTTACAGTGTGGTACGCACCGCCCAGCCGGACAGAGACATACCTACAAGCCTGCGAGCGCATGGACAGACCATCGCAAACGCAGCACATGAATATCGTCCACCTATACGGGGACAAGAGGGAGCGCGAGATGTACCAGCATCTTGCAGACAATAAGCAGAATCAGGAAACTCTACTTCAACTTTACTACGATACTCTTGGTATCAAGAAAGGACAGTCATGAAACCAGTAGATTTCCCCGAAGTCGGATACACTCCGGCGAACCTGCGCTTACTTCTAAAGCGCACACATACCACACAGCAACGCGCCGCCGCACTGTTGGGCGTTCACGAACGCACCGTCAACAGTTGGTGTTCCGCCCTCGACAAACCACAGCATACGGATATGCCGTCTAAGAAGTGGGTCGAGATGCAAAATATTTTAAACGAGGGCTTGAAACAAGAGAAAATATCTCTTATACTAAACCCAACACAACAATAAGGATTGCAGATATGGACTTATCCCAGTACACAGAATCCCAACTCGCCGAGTGGTATATCAACAACCGCAACTGGCTCGCCGACCGCAAGGAAGATTACGAAGCCCTGATTGCCGACGTTGAGAAAACCCAAGACGACTTGGAAACCGAAATGCAAAAGCGGTTGAATGCCGCCGATGCTACCAGCTTCCGCACTAAGGGCGGCACTATCGTCGCCTCCGACCGCGTGACATACAGCGTAGAGGACAGAGCGGCGTTTGGTAGTTTCATCATCGAGTCCGGCGCGTGGGAAGCAACGCAGTTGCGCCCAGCCAAAGACTTCGTTGAGGATTATGTTCGTGAGAACAACGGTCAGTTGCCGGCCGGTGTGGCAGCGTACACCAAGAAAACCATCTCGGTTAAGAAACCAACTAAATAAGGAACATGAAAATGACAAATCTCCCAGCCAACACCCAACAAGGTGGTCTGATTCTCGGCGGTCAAATGCCCGCCTATATGCAAGAGCTTGCCGCGCAATCCTCTATGGGTTCGTTCGGCGACGGCTTCTCCGGCAGCCGCCGTGTCCAACTGAAAGGCGGACAAATCAACTTCTTGGCAGAAGATGGTAAACCGATGGGTACGGTACAGAACGCCGACGGTACGATTACCGCGTTCCCACAATATACCAACAGTGCCGAAATCATCATCCTCGGTATCGCGCCGGAGGGTAACACATCTTACCGCACACTGTACCTGACCCAGTATAAAGATGGCGATACATTGCCACCTGATTGTTGGTCTGCCGACGGTATCCACCCGTCCCCTAAATCGTTCGCCAAGCAGTCCGCCGACTGCGCGTCATGTCCTAAGAACGTAGCGGGTACGTCATCTACCGGTAAGGGTAAAGCCTGTGGCTCTCGCAAACGCTTGGTGGTGGTATTTGCCAACGACCCCGAAATGCGATTGTTCAGCATGGACTTGTCCTCAACCGCACTGTTTGGTAAGTCCGCTCGTGAGGCGGAGGGTTATCTCACACTGTCCGACTACGCCAAGATGTTGAAACAAGGCGGCGCAATTTGGGAGGGTGTCGTGACCGAAGTATGCTTCAGTGAGGGCGCGAATATCGGTGTACGCTTCAAGGCCAAAGCCTATGTCGAATACAACAAACTGCAACAGTTGTTGCAACTTGGTAAAACCACCGAGTCCGCCGAGATTCTTACCATCGATTTTCCTGAACGTAAGACCGATGACGAAGCACCTGCGGCACAAGCCTACGCTGCTGCCGACCTTAAAGCCGTTATGCTGGCTAACCCAGCGTTCCAAACCACACTCGCCCATCTGCGTGATTGGGCGCAACACCCATCCGTAACCGTAGAAACTATCCGCGCCGAAGCTGCCAAGTACGGCGTAGCCCTGTAAAGAAGAGGAAATCACAATGAACCAATTAACCATGTCCGATATTCAATTCAACTTCAGCAACGTAACCATCGCGTTACAGATTGGTAATGATGGAAAAGCCCAACTCACATTCACACCAACCCAAACCACAGAACTCTATGCAAACACTGTGCAGCCTGCTTCTGAACCTGCCGTTTCTCCTGCTGCTGGCAGTACCACTGGTGTTCGCGGCAACGATGGCACTGCTGTTCCTCATACCACTACTGTCAATACTGTGGATGCTCCTGTATCCGTTGTGGCCGCTCCTGCTGCTCCTGCTGCTCCTGTGGTTGCTACTGAGCCTGCGCCGCAAGTAACGTTGACCCCTCCGCCTGCTGCCGCTCCTGCCGCTCCTGCCG